GTACGAGTACGAACGCGAAGCCCGCGAGGACGCGCGCTAGACCAAGGGGAAGATCATGAAGTTCGAACCGCTGCTGCTGAACATCATCATCATCATGGCGAACGCGTACCTCGAATACACGTGCGCGAACCCATGGGAGCCGCCACTACGGCGGCGCTGGGTCTACCGGAGAACGGTCGACCTGTCGCAGATAGCTTTGCAGTGACAACCGCCCGCCTCGCGCGGGCTTTCTTGTTTAAGGAGAGAGGAGTGGAAACGCCAGCAATCAAAGACGTGAGCGTAAGCGAGGTTGGAAAGACCATCACGTTCAGGATGGAGGACGGATCGACGCGTGAGATCGAGCAGCCATACGAATTTCCGAGCCGAGACGTGATCTCGCACTGCATGGTCGCGATCGCAGCCGCGCTTCTGCAAGCGTATGACCGACTCGACGCTTTGGAACAGCGTATCAACAGCCTCGAAGGATAATTGAGCAGATTTTTCCATCGGCCCAGCGACCCGGAAGAAAGGATTTTTCTCAAATCAAGGAGAAAGGAGTGAAAGAAGATAGAGAGCTGCTCAAGCTCGCCGCGATAGGGAGGGCGATGAAGTGACGCCACTTCGATTCATCGACGACGCGATCGACCGATATTTCCGGGAGCACAACGAGCTTCCGCAGTGCATCGCACTCTCGCCGGAGACATTCCGCGATCTGGTGAGCGATCCAAAATCGCGAGGGATCGTCTTCACCTATCGCCACGGGACGCGCTTCCGTGGCATCGAAATCGTTCAACGCAGCGGCATCGAGCCGTCGTTTCTCGGCTACGACGGACAATTGGAGGCAATGTGAAGGCAATCTCAATCCGCCAACCGTGGGCGTGGCTGATCGTCGCCGGCCACAAGGACATCGAGAACCGCACGTGGCGCACGCCGCACCGCGGGCCGATCCTGATCCACGCGGCGAAGGGCATGACGAAGCGAGAGTATTGGGACTTGTGGAACTGCATCGAGCTGTTTTCGGGCGGCGAACACATAGACCTACCGAAGCCTGAAGAGCTTCAGCGCGGCGGCATCGTCGGCATCGCGGATCTAGTCGACATCGTTCCCCCATACCGCCGCTCGTCGCCCTGGCACATGGAAGGGCAGCAAGGGTTCAAGCTCAAGAACGCCAGGCCGCTGCCGTTCATCGAGTGCAAAGGCATGCTCCAGGTCTTCAACGTGCCCGACGAGTTCCTGATCGCGCACACAAGCATTGGCATCGAATCGAGGGCGGCATGAGGGATAACGTCAGCAAGGAGAAGCTCGAAGCGGTCCTAGCGGACCTGCGCGAGGTATGCCGGAAGCACGGTGTGTTGATGGACCCATGCTGCCTCGGGGAAGGCATTACCGGTGATCTCTGCATCTACGAGGATGCCGGAGATACGATCGACGCCGGCCACGGCGACCACCCATCGGAAATCGATGAGCAAGAAAGCCGCATCACAGGCATCATCCGCTCCCCTGAGCACGAAGGGAAATGGAGAGCAGCATGAGCGCGAACTTAGTCGAGTTCCCACGCGCATCTAAGCGCGACGTCGCGACGACGCTTCGAGCCATCGCTGACCAGATTGAGAGCGGCGAGTACGGGCCGCCCGAGTACGTAGAAATGGTGTGTTTCGTGAACAACTATGGTGACAAGTCGCGCATGCTCTGGGGCGCCAACGCCGAGCGCGACAAGGTGTATCGGCTGCTCGGGCTCGCGCAGCACTTGATGGACGAGGAGGATGCATCGTGACGGGCTTACTCATCATCATCGCGATCGGCATTATCGGTTTCATTGTCGACCTGCTCAGCGTCGACGACCGGAAGATCCAGGGGAGAAACTGACCCGGCTAGAAAATCGAACCATGGTGCGGTACAGTGCGGTACACAACGAAACCATCCGCACCATATGACCACCGCATCAATCGAGATCGACGACGCGCCACTCACCGAGGATGAGTTGGCGCGTTGTCTTTCCGATCCCATGTGGCGGATCTGCTCCGGGCGCCTGTACAAGATCATCATCAAAGGCGACGACCAGGAGGATGATGAGGGGCTCGTCCTGCCGTTCAAGCCGAACCGCGCGCAACGCCGCCTGCTCTCGCGTCTATGGCATCGCAATGTCATCCTGAAGGCCCGGCAATTAGGCTTCACGACGCTCATCTGCATCATCTGGCTCGACCACGCGCTCTTCAACCCGAATAGCCGTTGCGGCATCATCGCGCACGATCGCGAGGCGGCCGAAGTCGTGTTCCGCGACAAGGTGAAGTTCGCCTACGACAACCTGCCCGCCGCGCTCAAGCATGCGATGCCGCTCCTGAATTGCACCAAGAGCGAAATGCTCTTCGCGCACAACAACAGCAGTGTCCGGGTGGCGACGTCCATGCGATCGGGCACGATCCACCGGCTGCATATCTCCGAGTTCGGCAAGATCTGCGCGAAATACCCGGACAAGGCGGCCGAAGTCGTGACAGGCTCGATCCCGGCCGTGCCGAAGAGCGGCATCCTGGTCATCGAGTCGACGGCAGAAGGGCGCGACGGCGAGTTCTACTCGATCACGAAGCGGGCCGAGGCGCTCGCGCAACAGAGCAAGCCGCTCACGCCACGCGACTACCGGTTCCACTTCTATCCGTGGTGGCAGGCGCCGGAATACCGGCTCGACCCGGGCGGCGTGCTCGTCACCGACAAGGACCGCGAATACTTCGCTCAGGTCGAGGCCAAAATGGGCACGACGCTCGATGCCGAGCAGCGCGCCTGGTACGTCGCCACGCGCGACGCAGACTTCTCCGGCAACGAGGAACGTATGTGGCAGGAATTTCCATCGACGCCCGAAGAGCCGTTCCAGGTTTCGACCGAGGGCACGTACTACGCCGTGCAGCTTGCCGCGGCGCGCAAGCAAGGTCGCATCAAGCCATCCCTGCCCGTCCTGTTCAACGTGCCGTGCTTCACGTTCTGGGACATCGGAAACAGCGACGGCACGGCGATCTGGGTCATTCAGCGCATCGAGCACGAATGGCGCTGCATCAAGTTCAAGGAAGGCTGGGGCGAGCCCTACAGCTACTTCGCGCAGTGGCTCCAGTCGCTCGGCCTGGTGTGGGACACGATGTATCTGCCGCACGACGCTGACCACGTGCGCCAGGGGCAGACGGCCAACAAGAGCCCAAAGCAAATGCTCGAGGAACTCATGCCCGGCATCCGCTTCGAGATCGTGCCGCGCATCGACGACGTGAATTGGGGCATCCAGCAGACGCGCGACGTGTTCCCGATGATCTGGTTCGACGAAGCCGAGTGTAAGGATGGACTTATCCACATCGAAAGCTACCGCCGGAAGTGGAGTCCGCAGCAGCAGCGATGGATGAGCGAGCCGGACAAGACTGCGGGCCACTCCGAAGCGGCTGACGCGCTGCGCCAGTTCGCGCAAGCGTACACGGCAGGCCTCATCAACGTTCGCAGACAAACCAAGAGCACGCGCCCACGTTCGTGGCGTACAACGTAATCAGGAGAACTAAATGATCGAATCGGCACGCCCAGCAATCGACCTCACGCGCTATCACTTCGTGCGCGAGCTAGGCGACATCAGGCTCTACGGAACCTGGCTCTACCACCCCGAAGATGATGACGACGAGCCGTGTCTCGTGCTCGTGCCAGCGCATCGAACCTATGGTGTGGTGCCGTGCTGTGTGGCACTATCGGCCGCTTTCCGCTACACTGATCCGCGCCATCTGGCCGCGGTTTCGCTGCGGTTCGCGAAGGATCTCGGGTTCGAAGGATCGGAAATGTCGGCAGCGCACAAGATCGGAAGCATCATTCACGACCATCTGCTCGACCTCATCAAGATGCCGGAGAACCCTACCGAGGCGATCGTCGGCGCAACAGCCAACGTCAACTTCGGCGACGGCCGCAAGCGCACCGTCGAGATCATGGACCATGTACCCGTCGAGCAAGCGTGATCGTGGCAGCCAATTACGCGCGGCGAGCGCGATCGGAGTGATACGTGTTCAACCTGAACGATGATGACAACACGCGGGTAATCCCCGCTCGCACCGATGAGGCCGACTTGTCGGATGGCGAGATCGCCGCTCAAAACTCCGACCAGAACGCCAACCCGCTCGACAGCGACACGATGATCGAGTGCCACGGTCGCCTCCTCTCGTATTACCGCCAAGAGCTTTCGCGACAAGAACCCAATCGCGCGGAAATGGCAATCGACGAGGACTACTATGACAATATCCAGTGGACCGAGGAGGAGATCGAGGAGCTGAGGGAGCGCGGTCAAGCGCCCACGGTCTACAACGTCATCAGCCAGTCGATCAATTGGATCATCGGCTCCGAGAAGCGGGGCCGCTCCGATTTCAAGGTGCTGCCACGTCGCAAGGACGGCGGCAAAGCGGCAGAGCGCAAGACGGCCCTGCTCAAGTACCTGTCGGACGTCAATCACACGCCATTCGAGCGCTCCCTCGCCTTCGAGGAATGCGTCAAGGCTGGCCTTGGCTGGCTCGAGAGCCAGGTTCAGGACGAGAACGAAGGCGAGCCGATCTATGCCGGCGCCGAGTCGTGGCGAAACATCATCTTCGACAGCACGTACCGGCGCCTCGACATGAGCGACTGCCGGTATCTCTTTCGCGTCAAGTGGGTCGATCTCGACGTCGCTATCGCGATCTTCCCTGATCGCCGGGCGCAGCTTGAGGCGGCTGCCGTCGACAACTACGAAGGCTGGGGCGTCGACGACATCGACGGCGACGACCCGATGGACTCGGCGGAGTACGAGAACAATCTCTCCGGGACCGCGCGCGATTCGCTCGCCTATTCGCGCAAGCGCATCCGCCTCATCGAGGCATGGTTCCGCATGCCCGAGCAAGTGCAGCGGTTGAAAGGCACGAAGTCGGATTTCCGCGGCGAGATCTTCGACCCTGACGACGAGCGGCACCAAGTCGAGATTATGAGCGGGCGCGCGGTGCTCGCCGTCTCGCCGATGATGCGCATGTACTGCTGCATCATGACGACGAGCGACATGATCTGCTTCGCGCCGAGCCCGTATCGGCACAACCGCTACCCGTTCACGCCGATCTGGGGCTTCCGCCGCGCACGCGACGGCATGCCTTACGGCGTGATCCGTTGGATGCGCGGGATGCAAGACGACGTGAACAAGCGGATCTCGAAAGCGCTCTATATCCTGTCGACCAACAAGGTCGTCATGGACGAAGGCGCTGTCGAAGACATCGAGGAGTTCCGCAAGGAAGTGGCACGGCCCGATTCCGTGATCCAGAAGCGGCCGGGCAAGGAGTTGACGATCAACGTCGACCGCGACTTGGAACCGGCTCACCTTGAGCTCGCCTCGCGTTCGATCCAGATGATCCAGCAAGTCGGCGGTGTGACGGACGAACTGCTCGGCCGCGCGACGAACGCCGTCTCGGGCGTCGCGGTGCAGGCGCGCCAGGATCAGGGCACCGTCGCGACGAACAAGCTCTTCGATAACCTGCGTCTCGCGTTCCAATTGCACGGCGAGAAAGAGTTGTCGCTCATCGAGCAGTACATGACGGACGAGAAGCAGTTCCGCATCACGAATCAGCGCGGCGCACCCGAGTACGTCACGATCAACAGCGGCCTGCCCGAGGACGACATCACGCGCACGAAGGCCGACTTCATCATTGACGAAGCCGAGTGGCGCGCGAGCATGCGCCAGGCCGCCGTGTCCGAATTGATGGAAGTGGCGAAGACCATGCCGCCTGAAGTCGTGCTCGCTATGCTCGACTTGCTCGTCGAGAACATGGACATCCCGAACCGCGACGAGATCGTCAAGCGCATCCGCAACATCAACGGTCAGACGGACCCGGATCAGGAAGAGCCGACGCCGGAAGACATCGCGCGCCAGCAAGCGCAGCAGCAGCAGCAGCAGTACAACGACCAGATGGCGATGGCGCAGCTCCAAACGGAGCAGGCGAAGGCCGCCGAAATGGGCGCAAAAGCCCAGCTTGCAACGGCGAAGGCGAACCAGGCGGCTTCCTCCTCGAAGCACATCGACATGCAGGCGGTCAACGAGGGCATCATCGCGATCAAGGGCGCGACGGACGCGGCCACGGCCATCGCGTTCATGCCGAAGATCGCACCCCTCGCGGACGGCATCCTCGAACAGGCTGGGTGGACGAACCCGAATCCGAACTTGCCGCAGCCTGCCGAGGCAGCAGTTGGCACGCCGGCCGCGCCCGCGATGCCAGCGCAACCCGCAAACCCGGCTATGCCCGCGGTCGCCGGCCATCCCGTCGCACCGCCGCAACAAGGTCTACCCCCGCAACCGCCTGGCATTCCGCCGGGCAAATAGTGCAGTACAGTACCAAACCACACCAACCATGAGGACAAGGCAATGAGCGGATACAGCGAAGACGATCTCGCCGGCTTGACGGATGAGGAGCGCGCGGCACTGAATGAGGATGATGGGTCGGGCGATTCAACCACTCTCGACGACAGCCTCAAAAACGAGGCCGGTGCTGGCGAGGCCAACAAGAGCGGAGGCGACGATGGCAAGGGACAGCAAGCGGACAAGGGCGCAGCGGGCGGCGAAGCGGCTGGCAGCGACGACGGTAAAGGCGCGACCGATGCCGATAAGGGTGCGGCGACTGACGCTGGTGGCGGCGGCGGTGCTGACGATGGCAAGCAGTCTGACGCTGCTGCCGGTGATGGCGCCCGCGCCGCGGACCCGATTGTCCCTCTCCTCATAGCCGACGCGCCGGCCGACGCCGAAGCCAAGTTCAAGGAGATCGGCGACAAGAAGGGTGCGTTGCTCGAGCAATTCGACAACGGCGACATCACGGCGAAGGAGTATCAGAGCCAGCTTGACGAACTGAACCGAAGCGAGCGGGCACTTGAGCGCGCGATCGACAAGGCCCAGACGGCTGCGGAAATGAAGCAGCAGCAGGAAGTCAACGCGTGGCTGAAGCAGGTCAACGACTTCACGAACAACGAACACCCCGAGTACAAGCAGAGCCGCTCGCGGTGGATGGCGCTCGACTCGTTCGTGAAGGAGATCGCTCAGGCGAATCCGAATATGGACGGCGGCGAGATCCTGCGCCAAGCGCACGCTAAGGTCATCGAGGATATCGGCGAGGCGCCGAAGGCGGCCAATCCCGGCGGCAAGCAAGACGACACCGGAAAGAAGCTCAATGACAAATCGGGGCAGCCGCTCAAGGGCGCGAAGATCGAGCCGCCGCAAACGCTCGGCAAGATCCCGGCGTCGGACAACGCGGACATCAACGACGGCAAGTATGCCGCGCTCGATCGCCTGGCCGATACCGACCCGCTCGCACTCGAGGAGAAGCTGATGCGCATGTCGGCTGCCGATCGGGACGAATACCTCGCTTCGCGCGGGTAAGGGGCGACCATGGCCGCCGAACTTCAGCCGCACCAAAAACGCGTGATGGACGAAAAGCTCGACCTCGATCTCAAGATCATGGCCCTGACCTCGTTCATCCAGAGCAGCAATGTGTTTTCCGGCTTACCCGAGCCGGAGCGCATGAGGCTCTACGCCCAGCGGCGCGTGATGGCCGAATACTCGACCATCTTGGGCGAACGCATTGCTGCTTTTTAATCAACGTTTGAACACAAAGGAGTAATGATGGCATCGATCACCCCCACCATCGGCCGCCGCGTTTGGTACTTCGCGTCGGCGAACGAGAAGCGTTGGAGCATGCTGCCGTTCCACAAGTACGGCGACGGCCCGCTCGACGCCGGCATTGCGCACGTGAACGAGGACGGCACCGTCAACCTGTCGGTCTCCGACTCGGCTGGCAATCAACATGCGCGGCAGAATGTCCTGTTCATCGACAACGACCAGACGCCGATGCCAAGCGACGGCTGCGCCTACGCGACGTGGATGCCGTTCCAGTTGGGTCAGGCACGCGCCACGCAGCCGGCGCAGGCAATCGAGCAGCAGAACGTGCCGCCGTTGCCCCAAGTTTCCTCGCCGCCGCTTGCACCCGAGGCAGCACCCGCTCCGGCAATAGCCCAAATCGATCCGGTTCCGCTTGCACCGGTCGTCGATCCTGCTCCCAATGCGCTGCCGCCGGCCGCGCCGGAGTCGACTGCGGGCACCGAGCAGCCGACGCAGTAACCCACCACCTACGGGGACCACATGGCGAGCACACTGAAGCTGGACATCAAGCCAGGCGAGAGCGTGAGGATCGGCGACTTTGCCGTCATCACGCTCGAGGACAAGTCAGGCAAGGTAGCCAGGCTTTCGATCCAGGCCGACAAGTCGGTCCCCATCACGCGCTCCACGCCATCGACGACGGCGCAAATCGCAGCCAAGGTAGGGTTATCGGCCGACGCCGCATAGTTTTGCGGCCTTACCGGTTGCATTTCATAACCGAGCGGTCGATAATCCAACCAACTGCGGCGCAGGAGGTGCCAAGGTGATCGTTCAACAACTTTCATCGAGGCATCTATGGCTCAAACTGTCATCCCCTTCGGCGATCCCAAAGCCGTAAAGCGCTGGTCTGCTGACCTCGCTGTCGACGTCCGCAAGAAGAGCTACTTCGAGCAGCGCTTCATCGGCACGTCCGAAAACGCCGTGATCCAGCGCAAGACCGAGCTCGAATCGGACGCTGGCGACACGATCGAGTTCGACCTTTCCGTCCATCTGCGCGGCAAGCCGACCTACGGCGACAACCGCGTCGAGGGCAAGGAAGAAAACCTGCGCTTCTACGGCGACAAGGTGACGATCGATCAGGTTCGCCACTCGGTTTCGGCCGGCGGCCGTATGTCGCGCAAGCGCACGGTGCACAACATCCGCAAGATCGCCCGCGATCGCCTCGGCGATTACTTCTACAAGTTCACCGACGAGTTGATGTTCATCTACCTGTCGGGCGCGCGCGGCATCAACGCCGACTTCATCGAAACGACGGACTTCACGGGCTTCGCGAACAACCCGCTCGACGCGCCGGACCCGGATCACTTGCTGTATGGGGGCGTCGCCACGAGCAAGGCATCGATGGTTTCGACCGATATCATGGACCCGATGACGATCGAGAAAGCTGTGGAAAAGGCCGCGATGATGCAGGCCGAAAACCCGGCCATCGCGAACATGGTCCCGGTCAACGTCGAAGGCGACGACCACTACGTCTGTGTGATGTCTGAGTACCAAGCGACTGACATGCGCACGGCGACCGGCGGCAAGTGGATCGACTACCAGAAGGCGGCTGCGGCTGCGGTCGGCAACAACAGCCCGATCTTCAAGGGCGGTCTGGGCATGATCAACAACGTCGTGCTGCACAAGCACCGCAACGTGATCCGCTTCAGCGATTACGGTGCCGGCGCGAACGTGCAAGCGGCGCGTGCGCTTTTCATGGGCCGTCAAGCTGGCGTGATCGCCTACGGCACGGCCAACGGCCTTCGTTTCGATTGGGAAGAGACGGTCAAGGACTACGGCAACGAGCCCGCGATCGCAGCCGGTTTCATCGCTGGCATCAAGAAGGCCCGGTTCAACAACATGGATTTCGGCGTGCTCTCGATCGACACCGCGGCGGCGAAGCACACGTAAGCCACCGGAATTGAGCGAGCCGCCTAGCGCGGCTCCTCTCCATCCCATTCTCGACTTTGAAGAGGTAGACCATGACGATTTACCAAAGCCTTTGGGCGACGGGCCAGCGCAATACGCCGTATGGCGACTGCGCGGGCGACGAGGTTTGCGAGCTGTTCACGTTCTCGCTGACGGCGACGGCGCTTGCTGTCGGCGACATCATCGAACTCGGCATCCTGCCGGCCACGCACTCGGTGAGCGACGCGATCCTCGTTTGCGACGATCTCGACTCGAACGGTGCACCGACGATCGCCTTCGACGTCGGCCTCATGTCCGGCGATGTGGGCGACAACGTGAGCGCGCGCACGTGCGGCAACGAGCTTTTCGCGGCTTCGACGATCGGCCAAGCCGGCGGCGTCGCGCGCACGACCCTCGCGTCGGCGTTCGAGATCGCGGGTACGGATGGCGACCGTTCGGTTGGCGTGAAGATCACGACCGCCGCGGCGACCCAGGGTGCGGCGGGCCAGCAGCTCCGCCTCATGCTCAAGTATCGCCCGGTCTAACCGGGCTAATGGCCCTCTCGCTTTGCGGCGGGAGGGCTTTTGTTCATCCACGGTATCACCCGCAAGGAGGCAGTCATGGGCAACACCAAGAAGACGGGCAGTTTCGACGGAAAGAGCAATCGCTTGGGCATGGGCGGTCGCGCGGCGCAACTCAAAGCGCAGGGCGTGCCTGGGGGCGTCATCGGCGACATCGCGCGCAGCAAGGGCGCGGCGCCGGGCCAGAACAATTTCCACGGCGGCGGCGGATCGATGAAGCATTTCCCCGGCCATCGGAAGAGCCGCAAGGTCTAAGCGGCCCGAGTTTTCAACCCAACGGAGAGAGAGGACGATGAAGATCGAATGTGTCTTGAAGCGAAAGGGCGGCACGCACGTCGAAATGCCCGGCAAGAAGTATCACTTCGCCGCGCAGGATGACGGGCGCCATATCGCCGAAGTCGAGAATACCGACCACATCGAGCGGTTTCTCGCCATTCCCGAGGCTTACCGCATTGCTCGAGCGCCGGGCTCGAAGCACGATCAATCTCAGGCAAGCGCGTCGCTTGCGAGCACCGTGAAGCTGCCGGATGCGCCGCCTCAGGTTTTGGTTGACCCGAACGCGCTGCGCGGCAGTTCCAGCCATCCGCAGACCGTCCAGATTGGCACGTCGACGTATGCACTCGCTGACGTCGTGCTGCGCGCCTTCCAAGATTCCGGTCTGACGCTCGAGGACTGGAACGACTTGGACGATGAAGCGCGCGCCACGAAGATCGACATCGTGCTCGATGGTATCGATGACGGCGAGATCGTGCTCACGCCCTCGGCGCCCGAAGACGATCGCGTTCAGCTTGCCGCGAAGTATCAGGCTGCGTTCGGTCGCATGCCCCCGGGCAACATGAAGACCGAAACCATCAAGGCGAAGCTCGCCGTGGGCGCGGAGTAAGCCATGCCGATTGCCGTCGCCGATCTCGTCTCTCGCGCGGGTCACATCCTCCAGGATGAGGACAACGTTCGTTGGACCGTCGATGAACTCATCGAATGGGTGAACGACGCTGCGCGCGAGACGATCGTTCGGCGGCCGGCGGCGCGTGCCGTGATCGCGGTTCTCTCCCTCGTGGCCGGCACGCGCCAATCCCTTTCGACTACCGCAGTGCAGTTGCTCGATGTCGTGCGCAACCTCGCAGCCGATGGCGTCACGCCAGGGCGCGCGATCCGCCGCGTCGATCGGCAACTGCTCGACGACCAGTACCCCGACTGGCACACGCAGAAGCAGCAAGCCAAGATCAGGCACTTCACCTTCGACGAACGCGCGCCGAAGGTCTTCTACGTGTACCCGCCGGCCATCGCAGCGACGAAGGTTGAGGCGCTGCAATCGGAACTGCCGCCGACCGTTGCCGTGATTGGCGACACACTCGATATGGGCGCCGAGTACCTGAACGTGCTCGTCTCGTACATCTGCTTCCGGGCGCTATCGAAGGACAGTGAATTTGCCAACGGCACGATCGCGGCAGCTTTCTACCAGGCGTTCATCGACGCGGTAACGGACGGTAGCGCCAAGACGACGGCCAACTCGCCGAACGAGAACAGCGTATGACCGATCTCGAAGACTTCCTCCCGAAAATCCTCCCGTTTGCGCCGGGCTGCCCGGAGCCGACCGCGTTCGAGCACTTGCGCAACGCTGCACAGGATTTCTGCGAAGAGACGCGCCTTTGGCGCTTCGACGACACGTTCACGTTTGGCGACGACCCGAACATCGTCTGCGCGCCGCAGGGCTCGGTTATCCATGAGTTCGAGCGGTGCGACTACAACGGTTACAAGCTCGAGCCGCGCTCGCTCGACTGGCTCGACGACCACTATCCCGATTGGCGATCGGACACGAACGCGGAACCCGGCGATCCAGTGTGGTTCACGCAGATCTGCCTCGATACCGTGCGTCTCGTTCCTGCTCCGTCGCTTGTCGATCCCGACAATCCGCCCGGCACCGTGCACGTGTGGCTTCGTCTGAAGCCGTCCGATGACTGCGATCAGCTTCCCGATTTTCTTGCGAGCCAGTACAGCAACCTGATTTCGTGGGGCGCGCTCGCGAACATCCTCATGTTGCCGAATCAGACGTTCAGCAACCCGAACATGGCCGCTTACTTCCAAGGGAAGTTCGACCAGGGCATCGGCCGCAAGTCGAAGATGCAATCGATCGGCCAGCAGCGCGCCCCCATTCGCACGAAGGCCAACTTCTTCTAAGGAGCCGCCATGCCTGGCGCATCTACCTACACGAAAGAGAACGTCATCAACGCCATCCTGCGCGGCGTCGCGCTGCCGTTGCCTGCGACCGTCTACGTTTCGCTGCACACGGCGGACCCGGGTGTCGATGGCTCGAACGAAGTCACGCTCGCCGCGTGGCCCGGCTACTTGCGCCGAGACGCGGCTAACGGCGTAGGCGGCGTGGCCTCGGGTTGGTCGGCGGCCGACTCGAGCGGCAACTCCAAGAACGCCAAGCAGGTCACGTTCCCGAGCAACAACGGCGCCGGCCCGATCACCATTACCCACTTTGCTCTGTGGGACGCGAATGTAGCCGGCAACATGATCGTGAGCGGCATCCTGACTGTCGCGCGCACGCTCGCCATCGGCGACATCCTCGTGTTCGACGTCAATGCCCTCTCTGCGACGCTGACGTAATGAACCGCTACGCGCTCAACGTTGCCCCGATCGACGGATGGCAGACGTGGTTTGCCCAAGGCAGCACGTCCGAGGCATTGAGCGCACAAGCGGTAAGCGTCGCGGCCAAGCTCAATAGCGCGACCGCGGCGATCTCGCTTTCGATGCAGGGCACGTCGTCGGCAGCGCTGCTCAACGCGGCAACGGCGTTGATGACGCTAAGCATCGCCGGGGATGGAGTGATCGGGGCGCAGCCAATCATCGCGCACCCGGGCTACGGGGACATGGAGCTGAAGCTCAGCTTGTCGGCCGTCCCGGCGAGTTGGTACGCGGGAGACGGCACTGCGCAACTGACGCTCTCGGCCAAGTATGGACTACCCAATCCAGTTGTCATCCCGACAACGTACATGGCGGCGCACCGCACCTGTGTGCTGAGCGTGCCGTCAGAGAACACCAACATGCTCGTGCCGAGCGTCGAGCCAATGCTCGTTCCGCCGCGCCAGACGCTCGCGAGCGTGCCACCTATGAGGATGCCGTAATGCTCGGAATCATGATGAAAGAGCCGGCGGACCAACGCGACTATGACATCGACTTCTCGCGCTGGCTTCCCGATGGCGACACGGTGACGACCGCCGTTGCGACGGTCGATCCGCCTTATGACGCGGTGTTGAACCCCACGGGGCTTCAAGTGACGTCGATCGGCGTGACGAGCCCGATCGTCAAGGTATGGGTGAATGGTGGGGTGAGCGGCATCACCTACAAGGTGAGTGTTACCACGTCGACGAGCGGCGGCCGTATCAAGGAAGTCGACTTCAAAATTCGCGTAAAGGACGAGTGACATGGCGCTCAAACTGACGAACAACGCGACGAGCACGCTCGCTGCGGCCATCGACGGGTCAGCGACGAGCCTGTTGCTGAAGCCTGGCGACGGCGCGAAATTCCCGACGCTTGCGGCCGGCGACTGGTGCCCGATCGTCTGCGTCAAGTCGGACGGCACGCTCGAGATCATGCGGTGCACGGCGCGCGCCACAGACACGTTGACCGTCACGCGCGCTCAGGAAGGAACGGGGGCGCTTTCGTTCTCATCCGGCGATCGTGTCGAGCTTCGCATGACGGTGAACGGCTTCAACGAGTTCCTGCATAACGGCTCGACGCAGGCGTCAATTCCTTCCCTCTATTTCCAACTGAACGGCGTCACGCAGTGGGCGATCAACGACGATGCGAACGGCGCTCTCTCGTTTGATCGCTACAGCGCTGGCGCCTACGTCGACAGCCCCCTCAAAATCTCGTCAGCAGGTGCTCTGTCGTTTAGCGGTGACTCCGGCAATTTCACAATCACGGGCACTGGCGCGAACGGCGCCAACATCAAGCTCACGGGCAACGGGGGCGCGACGCCAAGCAAGTCGCTGAGAGTGCTCAATGGCGCCTTCCAGGTGGTGAACGATACCTACACCACGGCGCTCCTTGCCGTTGATGACAGCGGCAATGTGACGGCAACGGGGGACATCACATCGAACTCCGACGAGCGCCTGAAAGCCGAGTGGGAGCCGGTCCAAAGAGGCTTCATCGAGCAACTTGCCAAGGTCCGAAGCGGCACGTACATGCGTCTCGACATCGAGAAGCGACAGGCGGGCGTCGGCGCTCAGTCGCTTCGCAACGTGCTCCCCGAGGCAGTTATCGAAGGCGAGCGGGGAACGCTCTCGGTCGCCTATGGGCAGGCGGCCCTCGTTGCGTGTGTCGAACTCGCGAAAGAGGTCATGCAGCTTCGATCATTGCTGGAGCCGACGAAATGACGCTCCCAGCTATGGCCCCTATCTCGATGTCGCAGGTCGCAACCGAGCTCGGGCTGCCGCTCCCCTTGTCGCTCAGTCATCCGTGGGTGATTGCCCTGGCCGGAAAAACCGCTAGGCCCGTGAGTTTCAGCAATCTGCTCGGAAAAAGTGGGCATTGTTCGGTATCTGGCGTAACTCAAGAAGTTGTCGGATCAGATCCGATGGAGTTTTACGTTAGCTTCCCAAGCGTTCCGTTTTTTGATTCTGCTTTCTCTCAAATATCAGAAATAAATGGTGGGGTTAGCATTGTATCAAGTAGCGCCCCTCATTTTTATACCGGAAATATTGTCGTAACTAATGCAACACTAGGCATTGCACTAGTGTGCAACTACGTAGGCTCGGGGACTTGGCAGAATAATTCTGGAAGTGGAATAGGTCTCGGCGGGCATGTAGGCCAAACCTATAACTTCACGATCAACCCTCACACCTAATCTCGCGCTATGTCACTCAAACTCGCCAACAATGCCGTCAGCAAACTCGCTTCAGCGATTCTTGCGACTGATACGAGCCTCGCGCTAACGCCCGGGGATGGTGCCAAATTTCCGGCCCTCGGTGCCGGAGATTGGTTTCCGGTAACGGCCGTCAAGAGCGATGGCACGCTCGAGATCATGAAGTGCACCGCGATCGCAGTGGACACGCTCACTGTTACGCGCGCGCAGGAGGGGACGGCCGCAATGACGTTCTCAGCGGGAGATCACGTCGAGCTTCGCTGGACCAACGCCGCATATAGCGACGTATCGAGCCGAGCCGATGCGGCGCAAACGGCTGCCAATGCGGCGCAGACTACGGCCAGCGCGGCAGCAGTGAAGGCGAATAACCTGTCCGATTTAACGGACAAGGCAGCGGCGCGGAGCAACATTGGAATGGGCCGCACGCTTGTCAAGTCGCAGACAATTGCAGGCGCCGCGTCTATTATATTAACTGACGCAGACTTCGGTAATGCCGACTCTATTACCATTTTGTTAAATGGTATAGTCACTACAACCGGAGTTTATTATAGATTAATGCTTGCCTTAAACCCAGATGGGACTGGAGCGCCAGTTTCGGCTTTTTATAATACGGTTCAATACTCGTATGTTTTATCCGATGGTACTGGTAACGTTACGAGCTCTGGGGAAAGGGGCGTAACCTTCGGAAGATGGTGTTACTCCAATAACGGTGGATCGACAAATGCATCTAGCGAGTTAACTATCTTCAACATGCAAGGCATCAATGGTTTGGGTCCCCAAACAATTGGAAGATGTCTGGCGGTTGATAATAGTGGAAACGTCCTAAATGGCTCATTTGGTGCGCAGGTCGCCTCCAATATCGGAGCGATAAAATATGTTTCTCTCTCTATGGATGCCGGAACCATAAGCGTCGCTAGGATGATGGTCTACCGGAACGAAGGTTAGACGCGTCGAACAGCTTTACGCAGTGCGTCCTCGCATGACACAATGTTGCCTGCGCCGCGCGGTGGAACCCTCTCTCTCCTTGCGCCTCCCGCAGCGTCCATGATGACCTTCAACCTCTCGTACATCGCTCGATCATCACGCGAAGCGTCCCGCTCAACGCTTCTGTGTGACTTCGACGATTACGAGGGGAATCATGGCTCTCAAGCTTTCCAACAACGCGACCGGGTTTCTGGCCGCAACCATCGCTGCAACTGACACGACCATTGCGCTTCAGCCCGGACAGGGCGCTGCGTTCCCTGCTCTCGCCGCGGGTGACTGGTGCCCGGGCACGCTCCTGGGAGCCAATGGCGCGATCGAGATCGTGCGCATCACGGCGCATTCGAACGACTCGTTCACCGTAGAGCGCGCGCAAGAGGGCACCGCTGCGCAGGCGTTCAATGCGGGCTCGCGCTTCGAGCACCGGCTCACGGCTGGCGCCATCGCCAGCATCCAGACGGATGTGCAATCGAGACTGCCGGCAGCCGGCGGCGAGATTACAGGAAACCTCACGGTCGATGGCACGCTAAACGGTGGCACGCCGTGGACATCGGCGAACTTCACGCCGGCTAACAAGCTCGACGTGACAGGCGGCGCGATCACTGGAAGCCTGACGATTGGCGGTACGCTCAATGGGGGCACGCCCTACACAAGCGCCAACTTCAACCCCGCGACAAAGCTCGACCTGGCGGGTGGCGCCATGACGGGCAACCTCGTCAGTGCTCCGATCGCAGCGCCTATGGCGGTCAACGACTCGAACGGGCCGATCCGTGTGCAGAACAATGGCGGCACGGGCGACAACAACGCCGCGATGATGGTCTTCTTGGCTCAGAACCAGTACGGCATCAAGATGGGGATTCGGGCAGACGGCTACTTCGGCCTCGGCGGTTGGTCGCGCGCCGCATGGTCGTGGTACTCGGACCCGAGCGGCAACATGGTGGCCGCTGGCAACGTGAGCGCCTACTCGGACCCGCGCCTGAAGGATGATGTGGAGCGCATCGCAGGCGCGCTCAGCATCGTCGAGCAGCTCGACGGCGTGCGCTTCACTTGGAACAGCAAGACGAAGCTCGTCGGCCGACCGGGCAAGCGCGATATCGGCGTGCTCGCAGATCAAGTCGAAGGCGTCTTGCCTGAGCTCGTGAGCCTGTCGGTGCCCGATGAGGCGAACGGCGGCGAGCAATGGCGCGTCGTCGCATACGACAAGCTCGTGCCTGTCCTGATCGAAGCGGTAAAGGAACTCGCCGCAGAAGTGCGCATGATGCACAGGGGGCTATGATGCTCCCGAGCGGAACGATCACCATTCAGGATCTCCGCAACGAGGTCTATGGCGGAGGCGGCGGCACGGATCTCGCGACCTATGGGCAACTCTGGTTCGGCCGAAACAACTGCTCGCTGTCTGAATTCCGCGGGCGCTCGTGGTCGAAGACGGTCAATGTAGGCGCTTTCCCGCAGTACGATCGAACAGGGACGTGGTACAGCCTATCGATCGATACGGGAAGCCTTCAGTACCAGAACTACGGAGCGGACGGTATCTCGATCACCAACACGGCGCTATGGAGTCGGTTCAATCGCGTCGAGCTTCAAGGCGCCGGCACTGTGGCAAAGAGCCAGTTCTCTTGGAATGGCTCGTACTATTACTTTGCAATTGGCTGGAACCCGGCGGGATACACCGCGCTATTCTACTTCGATAAGACGTGAGCCTATTTCCTCCATGGTGTCGCACTGTACAATGCGATATGGTGCGACGGCGCGGAGGGCACAAATGACCATCATCAAGATCACGGGGTTCACGGGAGAGATTCCGCGCCTTGTGCCGCGCCTACTGCCCGATACGGCTGCGCAAAACGCAGTGAACGCGCGCCTCGAATCCGGCGGCCTTTCGCCGTACCGACAGCCCAAGTTCATCCAGCGCATCGATACGATCGCAGCCGGCTCGATCGAGACGATCTATCGAGACAGCACCGGAACGTGGCTGGCGTGGGACAAGCCCGTCTACGTCGCGCCTGGCCCGGTCGCGGCCGATCGGCTCTACATCTTCGGCGACGGCGCCCCGCAGATGAAGGTGGACGGCACGACCTACCCGCTTGCGATGCCGATGCCGAGCGCGCCGCTCACGGCGACGGTAAGCGGCGCGGGCACGGGAGACATCTTCGATCGCGTCTACGTCTACACGTGGGTTAGCGGCTTCGGCGAGGAATCCGAGCCGAGCGCCGCGTCGACGTCGGTGCAATGGCAGAACGGCCAAACGGTCACACTCTCGGGGTTTGACGCCGTGCCCGCGGGCCGGAACATCACGACGCAGCGCATCTATCGATCGCAGACGAGCCTCTCCGGTACGGACCTGTACTTCATTGCAGAACGCGCTGCGACGAATGCGAATTTCATCGATAACGTATCGCAATCCAATCAGAACGAGCCGCTTCCGTCCCTCAACTGGAATGCGCCGATCGACACGCTCACCGGCCTGATATCGTTGCCGAACGGCATGATGGCGGCCTTCAGCGGCAAACAGCTTTGGTTCTGCGAGCCCTGGCGCCCGCATGCGTGGCCCGAGAGTTACGCGCTCACGATGGACTACAACATAGTCGCGTTGGGCGCCTACGGCACGACAATCGTGGTTGCAACGGACGGGCAGCCGTACATCGTGTCTGGAGCGTCGCCCGATACCATGTCGCAGCAAAAGCTCGAGCTGAACCTGCCGTGCATCAATGCCCGCGGGCTCGTCGACCTTGGGTACGCAATTGCCTACCCGTCAAACGATGGCCTGGTTGTCGCGTCCTCCTCGGGCGCGAACGTCGTCACCGACCAGCTTATGACGCGCGACGACTGGATCAAGACGGCGCCGGACCGGTTCGTGTCCGGGCAGTTCTTCGGGCTCTACTTCGCCAGCTACGAGTACGTCGACCCGCAAGGCAATGCCCAATCTGGCAGCTTCATCATCGATCTGACCGGTCAAGAGGCGTTCCTCAAACGCACGAACTACAAGGCCGATGCGACGTGGTACGACATCAGCGGCGGCAACCTGTATCTGTGCATCGGCCAGGACATCTACGAGTGGGATGCGCTCGACAGCGAGAACGACATCCTCAACTGGAAATCGAAGCAGTACGTCATCCCGCGCCCGACGAATTTCGGCGTGATCCTCATCGAGGGATCGACGCTGCTCACGCCGGAGCAGCAGGCGGCGATCCAGGCTGCGCACGACGCCGCGCAGGCCTTCAACAACTCCGTGTTTGGCAACCCGAGCATTGGAGGCGACCTCGGGGGCGCTGCGATCTGCGTGTATCCGATCAACGGCGACGAGCTCGAGCGTGTCTCGAGTGTGCAGTTCGTCTCGGCGACTGTCTATGCTGATGGCGAGCAAGTCGCGGTCGTGAACAAGCTGAACAAGATGGCGCGGCTACCGGCCGGCTTCCTGGCGCAGGTTTGGGAGGTCGAGATCAGTACGAACGCCGATATTGCGCAAGTGACCCTCGCGGGCACGGGCGCCGAACTCGCGGGGGTGTGACATGGCACGTGGCGATCTAAACGCAAGTCAATCGGGCATGAACCAGCGCGGCAGCGCGCTGGCCGACAAGCAAGTCGAGGCGGCCATCGTGCGCGTGCTCAACTCGAAATTCGGCCTGTCCGAGCGCGTCGTGCAGAAGATCCAGGAGCTATCGGGCCTTCGCGGGCAGGCGCAAGATGGGACGCACCCCCTCGCCGCAGTGCGCCGGCAGGATCTCTTGGCCTTCAACCGCATGAGCCAACTGAGTTCTCAGCCACTAACGGCCGCGCCGACCGCGGCCGACTACAACGCGCTGCGGGAGGATGTTCGCGCGCTCTACGAAGCCCTGGCGATCGTCATTCAAGCGCTGAGTGCATAGTCGTGCCTGAAGTGGTGGTAAAACCGATAGAATGGTGCTGATTTGTTACCGGCTTCGATCATGAACCGACTGATTTACGGAGAGGACGATCGGCTCTTGCCTTGGGCTCTCGAGCGCACGGGCATACCCGGTTTTCGACCAGACGCGCGCACGATCGGGTACGAGCGCGACGGAGAGACGGTCGCGGTTGTCGTTTTCGACGGCTTTTCCGAGATCGATTGCAACATGCACATCGCCAGTGACGGGACTCGGCGATGGCTCACGCGAGAGCTACTGACGGCTGCCTTCGCGTTTCCTTTCATCCAGTGCGGCTTGCGCCGCGTGACGGGCCTCGTGCCCGCGCGCAACGTTGCCGCGCTGCGTTTTGATGAGCACATCGGCTTCCGGCGCGAGGGATACCACGCGCGCGCTGCGAAGGATGGCGATCTGGTATCACTCGGCATGCTGCGCGAGTGGTGCCGCTTCTTGCCCCAGGAGTCCCGCGCATGATCGATCCTTACGTTGAATTTTGGGGCAGCGACGAGCACGCTGACATCGATTACGGCGTGTTCCCGCGCGCACGAATGCATCGTAAGGGCTGGGATCAGCGGCTCGCTGCGATCAAGGTCGGCCGACATATTTGCTTTGGCAAGGGCGGCAGTAGCAGTTCTCCAACGCCCGATCCGCAAATCGGGCAAGCGGCGCTTCAAGAGGCGCAAACCGGCAAGGACTGGCTGAACTTCGCGAACCAGCAGTTCCAGGTTGGGAATCAGCGTCAAGCTGACATGGACGCGCTGACGCACCAAGTCACGCAGCAGCAGCTTGATACGCAGACTCAGCAAACCCAGTGGGCATCGCAGGACCGGGCGCGCTATCAGAACGTCTTCGAGCCGATTCAGGACCAGTACGTCAAGCAGGCACAGGACTACGCCAGCGTTGGCAAACAGAACGAAATGGCGGCCGAAGCCGCTGCGGATCAGCAACAAGCAGCCCGGCAAGCCAACGACGCGAACACGCGCTCGATGGCGAGCATGGGCATCAACCCGGCGAGCGGCCGGTTCCAAGGCATCACGCGCGCGCAAAACACGTTGACTGCGCTCAACACCGCAGGCGCGGCAAACAACGCACGCGAGCAGACGCGGCAAACGGGCCTTTCGCTCGAGGCGAGCGCGGCCAACATGGGCAATGGGCTGCCGGCAAGCGCATCCGCAGCGGCGGGACTCGGCCTCAATGCAGGTTCGTCCGCAGTCGGAAACACGAACGTTGCGAATGAAAACTGGCGTTCCAACGTCGGCATCATGAGCCAGGGTTTCGGCGGCGCGATGCAGGGCTACCAGGGCCAAGGCAGTCTGCTCAACCAGCAGTACGGCAATCAAATCGCTGGGTGGAGCGCCCAGCAACAGGCGTCGGCGGCGAACTCGTCGGGCCTTATGAGCGGAATCGGCACCATTGCGGGCGCCGGGATCATGGCATTTTAAGGAGAGAGAGGATGAACGACGTTATCGAGCGACACGAACGCATCGCATTGCAGTTTTCCGGCGGCAAGGATTCGCTCGCGCTGCTTTACCTGATGCGGCCGTATTGGGGGCGCCTCACCGTGTACTGGCTCGCTACCGGTGACAGCTTCCCGGAAACGCGAGAACTGGTAGAGCAGATCGGAGACATGGTTCCTCGCTTCGCACGCGTCGACGGCCAGCAGCCCGTTGTGATTGCTCAATTCGGCATCCCGTCCGACCTTGTGCCGGCCAACTCGACGCCGATCGGCCTCGCGGCGAAGGGCGGCGGCGTGCTGATCCAGGACCGCTACTCGTGCTGCATGCGCTCGTTGATGATGCCGCTTCACGAGCGCATGAAGCAGGACGGCATCACGCTCGTGATCCGCGGTCAGAAGATGGTCGACAAGATGCGCTCGCCGCTGAAGTCGGGCGACGTCGAGGACGGCATCGAGTACCTGTTCCCGCTCGAGGATTGGGATGATGCCAAGGTCTTCGCCTATCTGCGCGAAGAAGGCATCGAGATTCCGCGCTTCTACGAGATCATGAATGCGTCGCCCGATTGCATGTCGTGCTCGGCCTATTGGGAGGACGGCCGCGCGGCGTACCTGAAGCAGCACCATCCTGAGGCGTACCAAGAGTACCAGCGTCGCTTGAACGCGATCTCAGCGGCGACGGCCGAGCCGATCATGCACTTCAACATGGAGATCGGCGATTGAAGCGCGATCTCGACATTTCGAAGCTCGAGGATGCGACCCGGCTTGCACTTGGAGCCGGGCATCGGTTGCTTCAGACGCACCGGCTGCACTGGAACGACCTCGACCACGTGCGGGATCTGCTCAACGTGATGCAGCCCCCGCACGGCGCGCGCGTTCTCGATGCCGGCTGCGGCATCGGAGAGGTTTCGCGCCTGATGTCGGTAATGCGGCCGGACCTTTCGTTCATCCTGGCGAACGTGAGCCCGTTGCAGATATCGCTGTGCCCGAGCGAGCCTCAGTTCGAGCGATTGCTGGCTGACTGCCATGATCTGCCGCTACCGGATGAACACGTCGACGCCGTGATGTTCGCGAGCGCACTCACGCAGATGGATGCACCGACCGCGCTCCGGGAAGCGGCCCGCGTGACGAAGACTCGCGGCATCGTGTTTCTGTTCGAAATGGTGCGCGACGGTGGCGACGCAGAAGAGTTTGAGCGCGTGACGACGGCGCGCGTGCACAAGGTGAACGATCTGATAGCGTTCGCACGTGACGTGGGCCTCGTTCTCGACCGCCTGTTTTATCCTGCGACCGACGATGCCCACTTTCGCGGGATGCTGCGTGACCTTGGCTGCGAGCGGCTGATCGATCCAATCAAGCCGGTCATCATTCGTTTTAGGAAGGCCTAACGGAGCTAGGATGAGTGACCAAAGCGACGACGATTCAGGCTTCTCGCAGAACGACATTCAGGCGAGCCTAGATCGCATCAAGGCCCAGCAGGCTCAGGATCAGGCTGACGCCCAGCAGCAGCAAGCGCTTTTGATGCGCGAAACGTCGTCGCGCCCGCAATCTGGTGGCATCGGGAGTTTCCTGCAATCGACGGGCAACTCGATGAATATGTATCGGTCGATGGCGCCGGCAGCATCGTCGGGAGGCGCCGCTGGGTTCGCAGGCGCGAGCGCGCCCGCATTCGGCGCCGGGACCGGCGAAGGTGCGACGGGGCTCTATGGGCTTGGCGGCATGTCTGAAATGGCCGGCGGCGCGGGTGGATCAGGGATTTTTACTGTGACAGGAGCCGGCGGAGGGGCTGGGGCAGCCGGCGGCGGTATAGCGGCTGGGGGTGGAGGGAGCGCGGCAACGGGCGGCTTGGGCAGTGCGGCCTCTGCCGCTGGGCCGTGGGCTGCACTGGCGGCGGTTATCCTCGCTCAGAACCAGTGGGCGAAGGGCAAAGGGTTACGCAACAACGAGAGCTTCCCTTTGGAGACGGGGATTACGCAGCAGGCACCCGCAAAGGACGCAAGTTGGTACGCGCCGCGGATGGACAAGGTGATACCCGGCTGGGGCACCGACGCCAAAGTGTGGGGCGATCTGAGTTCGTTTCGCGTTGGCAGCGCACTCGACGCTTGGAAGAACAATCCGCTCGGAGCGGTGGGCGGCATTATCGGCTTAGGCAAGGACAAGTGACCAGGAGCAGCTATGGCTAACTACGGCATCGGCATCGGCGCATTCGCAGACGGCATCTTGCGCGGGATGCAGCTCGGCCAGATGTATCGGACTGCGACCGACCAGTACAACGCGCGTCAGTCGACGCAAGGTGCAATGGCTGACGCCAAAGCCGCGCGCGATGCGGCGGTCCAAGCCGAAACGGCGCGGCTGATGGGGCTTGGCCCGCAAGGTCCGCAAGGGCCTCAGGCGCCAGGCGCTAACGCTCCGGCTGCCGCTGCGCCGCCCGTCGACCCGAGTTCGACGCAGGGAGCACCAACGCCCGACCAAGGTGCAGCAACGCCGCCGACTGCCACGCCCAATCCGACGCCTGCGCCCGCGGCTGCCGCAGCACCTTCCGTTCCGGCCGCCGCGCTCAGCAACGCACCGATGGCTAACTCGGGCGCAATGGCGCCGGCTCCCACGCCCGCGCAAGCTGTCGCGGCTGCGCGTGCTGTCGATGCGCCGCCGCGCCCCGCGCCGATCCAGAGCGCTGCGCAGAGCGCGACCCAATCGGCGCCGGCCGCATCCGCCGGTCTTCCCGCTGCAAGCCCCTCGATGACGGCGGCTCAAGCGCAAGCCCTCGCTGAGAGCAAGACGCCAGATGTCATGGACTTCTTTATGAAGCAAGGAGTGCCAAAGATCGCGCAGACGTATCTAGCGCAGGGCGATCCGGTGAAGGCTCAGGCGTGGATGGATTGGGCTCAAAAGGCGAAGAGCCAGGCGGCGATGCAGACCTGGGCGGATGCGATGCGCTCGGCGCAGACCGGCGACCTTCACGCCTTCGGTCAGAACATCGGGAAGCTCTACAACCAGTACCAGGATGGCACTACCCTCGTTGGCGACCCGAAGACCGTCAAGGACAACGACGGGAATGTCACGGGCTACAACGTCAACCTGAAGAACGATGCGACCGGCGAGACGCGCTCGCAATTCATCGACAAGGACCAGCTTTTGCAGCTCGGATTGAGCGGCCTCGCGCCGCCCGAGTTGTTCAACATGGAGTACCAGGCGCAGCTCGCGAAGAATCAGGCCGCTTACAAGATCCAAGAAATGGCAGCGCAGGCCAAATTCAACACGGCAGGCAAGATCGCCGAGCAGAACGCGAACCTGCCTAATCAACTGGCTGTTGCGAATGCGAATGGCGGTTATCGGGTGCAAGCTGCTCAAGAGCAGGCCGGTGGACGCATTGGGGCAGCGAAAATCGAAGCTCAGGCAAAGACCGACGCAGCGACCGCCAAGCAGACGCAAGCCGTCAACATGCTCCAAAACGCCGGCTACTCGCAGGACTACATCAACAGTGTTATGCCCACGATCGTAGGCGTGGCGCAGAAGCAGGCCGATCCGACGACGATCACGTCGAAGGTACAGGACAGCTTGATTGCGCACGATCCGACCTACGCAATGGCATCGCCCACGGACAAACAAGCGCGCCTACAGCAGGCAGTGAAAGACGCCGTGACGGTGAGCAGCATGATGGGCGGACGCACTGGCGTGACTGGAAATCCCAAGCCAGCTACCGCGTCGGGCATCGGTGCGCCTCCGGGGGCGCCCGCCGGCAGGCCGTTCCTCGACAAACAAACAGGGAAGGTCGTTTATCTGCCCTGACACGCTTTCCCCTTCTGGTTTGAATAGCGCACCGACCGTTGTAGAATCGAACCACACTGCGCCGGCCAAACCAGAGGGGAATCCGTGGCTAATCTGTTCACTTCGTCGCCCGACGACGCTCAAGATATTGTCAATCAAGGCGTAAGCGACATCGCGCGCCTGGCCCTTCCCGGTTTTCCCGGCGCCCCCGCCTCCTCGAGCACCAGCACCACGACCACGGCCGACACGTCGAAACCGACGTTGAACACGGATACCTCGCGCGCGGCGCCTACGCCGGACGATATTGCCGCGCGCGCGAAACAACTCGGGGTGGACCCGAAGCTCGCCCTATCGATCTTCGGCTTGGAGTCGGGCGGCAACTTCAAGAGCCGGGACAGCGGTGTGGGTGCGGTGGGTGGCATGCAAGTCATGCCCGATACCTACAAGCAGATGATGGGCACGTATTCGGGCCAGCGCGATCCGTGGAACAACATGGAAGCGGGGCTGCGCTATCTCGCCTATGGGCAGAAGACGCTCGGCACGACCGATCCGGCGCTGATCGCGGCCGGCTACCAGGCGGGCTACGGCAATCCTGCGCTGAAGAGCGGCCAGATCCCGGACACTACAGACGGTGGCATGACGACGAAGCAGTACGCCGCCAATATCGTGAAGCGAATGGGCCTCGGTGGGCCGTCGCCGACGTATGGCGCCAATGCATCGTCTTCTCCGGCGGTGGATGCATCTAACCCCGATCCGAGCCGCTATACGCCATTGACGGCTGATCAAGTCGCGCAGCTTCAATCTCAATCGAGCAACCCGGACCCGACGCGGTATCAACCGCTGACGACCGCCGACATGGACAAACTGCCGGCGAGCGCGTTTTCCGACGTCGCGCAACCGACGCCAGCTACGAGTGCGTCGTCCCCCGGCTTCCTTGGCACGGTGAGCGATCTGACGCGCGAGGCTGCCGGTGGCGTCTACAAGGGCATCGGTCAGGCGCTTCGCGGAACGGGCGAAGCGGTCGCAATGCTCGGCGACTACACCACCACGCCGATCATCAATCACATCTTCGGCACCAACAAGCAGACGCCCAATCTACTCGCGCCGGCCGCAGATGCAGTCGAGCAGTTTGCGCAGCGCGTTCAAAACGGCGTTTCGCAGGTCGGCCAGAGCGCGGTTCAAGGCTCGCAGCCGGGCGGCAAGCTGCTCGACCCGAAAACGTGGACGCTGGGCACTAATCCGAGCGTCCGCGGCTACGCGCTGATGGGATCGGACCTTATCGGCTCGTTCGCGCCCATGATCATCGCCTCGTATGCGACGGGCGGCTCTGCCGCCGCGGGCGCGACTGTGGGTGCAATTCAGGGCGGCGGCGGCGCTGCCGAACAGGCAGGCGAAGCCGTCAAGCAGATGGCGGCAGACGGCTCGATCGCTCAGAATTCGGCCTATTACCGACACCTGATTCAGCAGGGCGTCGACCCCAAGGATGCAGTTCAGCAAACGGCTGATGCCGCAGGCCGCTGGGCCTTCATGCTGAACGCGCCGCTCGCCGCAGCCGGCGGTGCGGCCGCGTCAAAGATCCTGCATCCGGCAACGGAGATTGCAAGCCAGCTTCCCCTCGCCGGCCGCATCGCATCGCGCGCGGCGCTCTCGTCGGCGGACATGGGCGCACAGAATGCGGCCCTGCAAGTCGCAACGAACGTCGGCACGAACCAAGGCGCGGGCACGAACATCGATCCGACGACGGGCGTTGTCGGCGCGGCTGCGTCCGGCATGATCGGCGGCTTGGTGCCTGGTGCAGTCGGTGGCGCGTTGTCGGCGCGTGTGCCGAAGGCGCCCCCTGTTGAGCCCGGGAATTTCGAGGTCGTCGACGACGGCCCGAGCGCCGCCTCCGGCGCGCCCGCGCCTTCGGGTGCACCCGCGCTCCCCGCTCCCGATCAAGGGGCGCCGACTGCCGCGGCGCCGGCTGATGTTCCGCCGCCGAGCGGCCCGATTGGTCGTGCCATGCAGGACGCGGCAGCCGCCTCCCCGGAAGAGCTTGCGCCAGGCGCCGCCGCAAAGCAGTCGCAGCGCGACAGCGGGCAAGTGATCGTCGGCGATGATGGCAAGCCGTATCGCATCACGACGAGTGACGGTGGTGTGACTGTCGAGCCCGTTGACGAGAGCGAGCTTACTCCGCTCACGGACAAAGAGGCGAAAGCCGCAGCACAGCCCGAACCTGCTCCGGGCGCCCCGACCCCGAGCGCCGACGTGCAAGCGGCTGCGCCGAGCGCGCCCACGCCAAAGACCCCGGACAAGCCGCTCTCCGAGTGGACCGAGGACGATCTCCGCGATCGTCTGCGCTACCTGACGAAGCAGGCCAAGCTCAATGGCGGCTGGAACACGATGCTCACGACCGAGCGTCGCAAGGTATCGGTGGAAATTGACGCGCGAAACGCGGGTATTTCCACCGAGGCAAAGCCTGTCACGGCATCGCCTGTTGAGCAGCCGTCGACGAGCGGCTCGAGCTCGACGCTCACGCCCGAGCAAGTCACCGCAGGCAAGCAAGACGCGCTCTATCCGCGCGTGCTCGACATGCTGCAAGGACGCGACACGATCAAGCCGCAGGACGTCATGGCGGCTACGGACGTGGGCTACAACCGCGCCGCGCGCGCGCTCGAGACAGCGCAGGCCGAGGGCCACGTCGGGCCGGTGCAAGCGGACGGTTCGCGCAAGGTCATGATCAAGGAGGCGAACGATGCTGCTGGAACTGGAAGTGGAGAGGTCGCCGTTCGAAGCACTGAAAATGGTGCGACGCCTAGTGAAGGTGGATCGGCAGCAAGCGAGACTGCTGAAAAACCTAATCAAGCACCCGCGAATGATGTTTCCGGCCAAGCTCGAGCCACTGCTGGATCTAGTGTATCTGGCGCAGATCAGGCCGCCAACGAGCAGCCTGCACTGAAGGATCAGTACACCGGCAAGTGGTTCGGCTCGCAGGAGAAGGCGCAAGCCTTCCTCGACAAGAAGAAGGCCGGCGACACGCACGAGATCGTGCAGACGGGCAAGGTACGGTTCGAGATCAAGCCGAAGGTCGCAGAGGGGATGGAGCGCTTCGCGCCGGAGTCGGGCACGCTCGGCATCCCGCGCGCCGAAATGCCGCAAGTGCCCGCGCAATCGCACGGCGCGCTCGTGAACCACCTGAATGCGCAGGGCATCAAGCACGAGACGAAGATGGTCCCGGCCGACGAACTCAAGCCGACGCAGGCCGAGTTCTCCCCCGAGAAGGTCGAGGCAGCGAAGGAAGCGACCGGCGACCGAGCCGTGATCGTCTCGAACGACGGCCACATCATCGACGGCCATCACCAGGCGCTCGCAGCGCAGGAAGAGGGCAAAGACGTCAAGGCGATCGTGCTCGACGCGCCGGTCGACAAGGCGCTCGAGGCGGTAAAGAACTCGCCGAGCGTGCAGACGGCCGAAGAAGTGCAGGCGCGTACTCCCGAAGCCGATCGCGCCGCGGCGCTCGAATATGTGCGCGCCGCGCGCGAGAAAGGCGCGACTGCGCCCGATCAGGTGATGCCTGGTATTAGCAAGGGGCGCACGTTCCAGACCGGTGCGCCGTTAGTGAAGGCCGGTCACATCATGGTAGATGCGCCGAAGGGCAACCAGTTCCGCATCTCCGACCTCTGGAAAGAAACTGAGCCGGCCGAGCAGGTTTATCGCAGCATGGGCGACGCCCGCGATGCGCTCAAAAAGGCCGGCCCGGACACTCACGAGATCGTCCGCGTTGCGCGCGGCATGGTGGTTCGACCGAAAGAAGGCGTAGCGCCGAGTCCGAAACAACCCGTCATCGTGCGCAAAGCGGGAGAAGGTGCGCACGCGATCGTCATCGATCCAAGCGCTGCGCGCGCGGAAGCCGTGAACGAGACGCCGGCTGAGCCGACGCCACCGACCGGCGGCGAAGATCGCTTCGCCAACAACAAGGTCTTTACGTCTGATGCTGTAGCGAAGGCCCGCGAGCGCCTGAAATCGAAGCTCTCGGGCTCGCAACTTAACAGCGGCATCGATCCTGAGATCGTGATGGACGGCATGACGATCGCGGGCGCCTACATCGAGTCGGGCGTGCGCGACTTCGCGGCCTACGCCAAGGCGATGACCGAGGATCTCGGCGACGCCGTGAAGCCGTACCTGCTGTCGTTTTGGGAGGCTGCGCGCAACTTCCCCGGGCTGAACGCCGAGGGGATGACGAGCGTTGACGAGTCGAAGCGCCAACACGCCGCGCTGCTTACGCCCGAAGTCAAGGCGGGGGCGGCCGAGGCGATCGGTGAACCTGTGGAAAAGCCCGCGAAGCGCGCCCGCAAGACGGGCAGCGCGGCCGACCGCACGCTCACGCAGGATTGGGGTGTCGACCACATCGACGGCTACGACGGCAACGAGGCCACGAAGGACGCGTTCCTAAAGGAGGGGCGAGACTACCTGCGTTCGGTCGTCTCGCAACTCGCCGAGCACGGCTACAGCCCCCTCCCCGACGACAAGGGCCGTCCGCGCAAGGCGGTTTCGGTCAACGAGGCCGGCCCGGCGGTGAGCGGCGAGGTTTCGCTCTCGCTCTACAACCCCGAGATCGGCCGCGGCATCTATGCGCAGATCAGCGGCACGTCACTGCGCGGAGCCGTTCCCCATACGCCGAGCGGCGTTTCTATCCTGTTCCGCTCGACGACGGAGGGCGATCCCTACGGCGCGCGCAGCACGAACCGTTGGGCACCGACTGACCTGTCGGCCGCCGACCTGGCGACGCTCCTTGACCGCGAGGCGCGAAGCGCCATTGCAAAGCAATCGGCGCCGGATACAATGCCATCTAAGGAGGTCGTCCAAAATGACCGAAACGCAACTGAACGAAATTCTGACCAAGGCGCTACAGAGCAAGGCGCCGGACGCGTATCGCCAGATGCAGGCGGACGGGTCGCTGAAAATGTGGATGAACAACTTGGTCGGGACAACGCTGGAAGCGATCAGCGAGGCGCGGCAGAGCGCGGTGGACGGGATCGTGTCGATGAACAGCCCGCAGTTCGAGGCGAATCCGCTGACCAGAACGAAGGCGATCAACTCGGCGCAGAAGTCGGCCGAGGAGACGGCGCTGTCGCAGGCGATCGAAACGATCGAGGCCCTGTCACCCGAGTCGGCAACGACTACCGCATCCAACCCGGCGAACTGACGCGTACCGGCTCGTGGCGTTCCACGGCCGAGCAGAATGTCCGCGCCGTCGAGCTCGTCAAGCAGCTCGAGCAAGAAGGTCGGCGCCCGACGCCGGAAGAGGCTTCCCTCCTGTCGAAGTTCAACGGCTGGGGCGCCTCCGAGATCGCCAACGGCATCTTCCCGAACCAGTACGGCCGCTACAAGGATGCGACGTGGCAGGCGCTTGGTGAGCGGCTCAAGGGCGCGCTGACGCCGGCCGAGTACGAGCAAGCCAAGCGCACGACGCAGTACGCGCACTACACCAGTGAGGGCGTCGTTCGCTCGATCTACGACGCGCTGCAACGCTTGGGCTTTGCTGGCGGCAAGATGCTCGAGCCTGGCATGGGTGTCGGCCGCTTCAAGGGGCTGATGCCGGACAGCATGTCGGCCATGAGCCAGTACACGGGCGTCGAGTACGACGGACTCACGGGCGCGATTGCCAAGTTGCTCTATCCGCAGAGCAACATCATCGTCGGCGACTTCACCAAGACGGCGATGCCGCGCGAGTTCTTCGACGCGGCGATCGGAAACCCGCCGTTCTCGTCGACCGTCATCACGAATGACCCCGAGTACAAGAAACAGGGGTTCATGCTGCATGATTACTTCTTCGCGAAGACCATCGACCGCGTGAAGCCCGGCGGCCTGGTGACGTTCATCACCAGCAAGGGCACGATGGACAAGGCGAACGACCGCGCGCGCCGCTACCTCGCTGACCGCGCGAACCTGCTCGGTGCGATCCGGTTGCCGCAGACGGCGTTCAAGGACAACGCCGGCACCGAAGTCGTTACCGACGTGCTGTTCCTGCAAAAGCGCGGCGACGGCATCCCGGACAACGGCGTGAAGTGGCTCGGTACGGCCGAAGTGCAGACGCCGCAAGGGCCGGCGCAGATCAACCAGTATTTCGCCGATCACCCGGAAATGGTGCTGGGTTCGCACGCGCTCACGGGCAGCATGTACCGTGCGAACGAGTACACCGTGCTCCCCGAGCCGGGCGCCGATATGGATCAGGCGTTCGCGCGCGCCGTGGCGAACTTGCCGGAAGGCGTCTATCAGCCCGGCGCGAAGAACCCGGCGGCATCGAAGGCCGTCGCGCTCCAGCGCGACTTCAACCCAATGCACAAGAAGGAGGGCGGCCTATACGTCGGCAGCGACGGCAAGCTGATGCAGGTCGAGAGCGGTTCTGGCGTGGAAATGACGCACCGCCGCGGCTCGGACGGCAAGGAGATCGCACTCAAGCCGGCCGATAAGGCTTTCCTCAAGTCGTGGACGGTGCTGCGCGACGCGCTGAAGCAAGCGCAACTCGATCAGCTATCGGACGGCGATTGGGAGACGTCGCTAAAATCGCTTGCGTCGACCTACGACCAATTCGTCGCGAAGCACGGTAACTTGCTCGCCTACTCGACGATCGAGCGCACGCTCGACGACGGCACCACGACGGTATCGAAGCGGTTCAAGAACGATCCGCTGCTACGCTTGGACGTCGAAGGAGCCCTCGCCTACTCGCTCGAGCACATCAAGGAATCGGGCGAGATCGTCAAGGCTCCCGTACTGTCCGAGCGCGTGCTGCAACAGCCGCGCGAGCCCGAGATCAAGACGACGAACGATGCCTTGTTCGTGTCGCTCAACAGCAAGGGCGCGCTCGATCTGGATCACGTCGCGAGCCTGGCGAAGATGAGCCGCCAGGATACGATCGACGCGCTCGGCACGGCCATCTACGAGGACCCGTCGAAAGGTTGGCAGACGTCCGACGCCTATCTGTCGGGGAACGTCGTGCGCAAGTTGCGCGAGGCCGAGGCAGCCGCGCGCAGCGACAAGCGCTTTGCTCGCAACGTCGACGCGCTCCTTGCCGTGCAACCCAAACCGCTCGGCCCGAGCGAGATCACGGTAAAGCTCGGCCAGAACTGGATTCCGACGTCGGACGTCGAGGCGTTCGCGCGCGAGGCGCTGAACGAGAACATTGGCGTCGACTACAACTCGCGCCTCAATAGTTGGTCCGCGGAGCAGCGCGGCTCGAACTATTCCGAGTACAACACGCCGAAGCTGAACGCTGGGCAGATCCTAGACTCGGTGCTCAACAACCGACAGATCAAGGTCACGTTCAAGGACCCCGAGGGAAAGACCGTTCTCGATCCCGAAATGACCGAGAAGGCGAATGACGTCGCGCAGAAGATGCGCGCCGCGTTCGCGCGCTGGATCTGGACCGACCCGAAGCGCTCCGACCGCCTCGTCAACTACTACAACGACAACTTCAATAACATCGCGCCGCGGCAGTTCGACGGGTCGCACCTGACGCTGCCGGGCGTCTCGATGCGCTTCGACCTTTACCCGCACCAGAAGCGCGCTATCTGGCGTGCGATTCAGGACGGAGACACGTACCTCGCGCACGCCGTGGGCGCCGGCAAGACGTTCACGATGATCGCCTCGGGCATGGAGGAACGGCGCCTCGGGCTCTCGAACAAGCCCATGTACGCGGTGCCGAATCACATGCTGGCGCAGTTCGCACGCGAATTCCTCGAGCTCTATCCGGCGGCGAACATCATGGTTGCCGACGACCAGAACTTCCACACGCACAATCGGCGCCGGTTCGTCGCGCAGGCCGCGCTGAACAACCCGGACGCGATCATCATCACGCACTCGGCGTTCGGCCGCATAGGTATGAGCGACGAGTATGCGTCGAATTTCATCCGCGACCAGATCGCTGAATGGCAAACGGCGCTTGACGAAGCGGACAAGGGCGATCGGATCACCCGCAAACAGATCGAACGCCGCATCGAACAGCTTGAGCGGCGCCTCGAGGCGCGCCAGGGTGGCGATAAGAAAGACAAGGTGCTCTCGTTCGAGGAGCTTGGCGTCGACCGCCTGTTCGTCGACGAGGGGCACGAGTTCCGTAAGCTCGACTTTGCGACGAACCAGGGCGCCATCAAGGGCATCGACCCGGACGGCTCGCAGCGCGCGATGGATCTGTTCATGAAGGTGAACTACCTGCGCGAGAAGAACCCGGGCCGCGCGCTCGTGATGGCATCGGGCACGCCGATCACGAACACGATGGGCGAGCTCTACACGGTGCAGCGCCTGTTCCAGCCGGAGCAGCTTGCGCAGGACGGGCTCGACTCGTTCGATGCATGGTCGAACCAGTACGGCGACATCGTTGCGGGCTTCGAGCAGAACGCTGCCGGCGGATACGAGATCGTCAACCGCTTCGCCAAGTTCCAGAACGTGCCTGAGCTCATGCGCCGCGTGCGCTCGTTCATGGACATCCTGACGAGCTCTAACTTGGGCGAGCTCGTGCAGCGCCCGGCAGTCGAGGGAGGCGGCCGACAGATCATGGTCACGCCAGAGCCGTTCGGCTACAAGGCGTACCAAAAGGCGCTCGAGGATCGCATCAACAAGATCCGCCAGCGCAAAGGACCGCCGAAGAAGGGCGACGACATCATCCTGAAGGTGATCGCTGACGGCCGCTTCTCGGCGATCGACATGCGCTTCGTCGACCCGACCGCGCCGGCCGACCCGAACAGCAAGCTCAACCAGATGCTCGACGCCGTGATTAAGGACTATCACGCGGCGTCGGACTTCCAGTACACGACGAACGGCAAGGTCGACCCGATCAAGGGCGCCTCGCACATCATCTTCTCGGACATCGGCCTGGGCGAGCAGTCGGCGGCGAACCGCGGCTTCGACATGAAGGACTGGATCGAGAAGCGCTTGACCGAAGGCGGCGTGCCGCGCGAGCAGATCGCGTTCATGCGCGACTACAAGCAGCACGCCAAGAAGGGGCAGCTCTTCGCCGACATGCGCGAGGGCAAAAAGCGCATCCTGATCGGCGGCAAGGACATGGAGACGGGCACGAACGTACAGAAGCGCCTCTACACGGAGGAGCACCTTGACGCGCCGTGGTTCCCAGCTTCCGTGGAGCAGCGCGAGGGCCGCATCATCCGCCAGGGCAACCAGAACAAGGAAGTGCGCATCCGCGCCTGGGCGACGAAGGGCAGCTACGACTCGACCATGTGGGGGATGAACGGCCGCAAGGCCCGCTTCATCGAGCAGGCGCTCAACGGCGACGATAGCGTGCGCTCGCTGGAAGACGTGAGCGAGGCGTCCGCGTTCGACATGGCTGCCGCGCTGGCATCGGGTGACGAGCGGTACATGAAGCTGGCCGGGTTGAAGGCCGACGTCGATCGCCTCGAGCGGCTGGCGTCCGCGCACCACGACGAACAGAACAAGCTGCGCCGCGATCAGCATTGGGCCTCGACGTCGATCGAGCGCGACACGGCGCTCGCGGACCAACTGCGCGGCGCAATCGCAATGCGCACGCCGATCCGCGCGGGCGAGTTCGACGGGCTCGTCGGCAAGACGCGCTACGACAAGCGCGACGAGTTCTCCGGCGCCATCTTCAACCGGTTCAAGGAACTGGCCTCGACGGAAGCGGACACCGAGGAGCAGATCGGCGAGATCGGCGGCTTCCCGATCAAGTTCTACGGCACCGAGCTCAAGGGCTCCGGCGAGTACACGGCAGCGGTGTCGGTCGACCTCCCGGGCGATCCGCCGGCTCTGATTCAGCTTCCGCTCGATCCCGACATGCCGGTCGGCGGCATCGCGACGCGCGCGGCGAATCAGGTCAACGCGCTCGACCGTCAACTGTTCGAGGCAGAAGGACGTATTGCGCAGAACAAGCGCCGCGTCGAGCAGATCGGCAACCGCCTGGGCGCGCACTTCCCCGAGCAAGCCGAGCTACTCGACAAGATGGCGCAGCTCAATTCTCTCGAGGCTGAGCTCACGTCGGAAAAGGCTGCCGAGAACGCGCCTGCGCCGTCCGCGGATGCGGCAATCGCGACGCTCGACGCTGAGGGCGAAAAGCCGCCCAAGACCGGCGATACGCCGAAATACAGCGTCGGGTCCGAGGTTGACCGCAATCAGGTCGTGACGGTCACGCGAATCTCGACGTTCGACGTCTCGCCTGACGATTTGTACACTACCGCGAATGCCTATTATCGCGAGAACCTACGCGGTACGACCGTCGACAATCCGCAGATCGGAACGGTCGAATTCACCAAGGACGGGGGCGGAAAACTGCTGTCGGTTGGCCGTCGTGAGCCGCTTCACACGTCCATCGTGCGCGCGCTCCCCGGCTTGGTCGAAAATGCCGTCCCGGTCAGGATCGAAGACGACAGGAAAGGACGCGATCACATTGCCGGATACGTGGCGGCGATTGCCCCGGTCGAGATCGACGGAAAGATCTATTCGGTTGAGCTGAAACTGCGCAAGATCGATGGCGGTGGCCGTGATGGCAAGAAGACTATCTTCTATACCTTGGCAGGTTTTGAGATTGGGGAAGGTGGAGACGGTAGGTCGAATCCGAAGATAGCTAATCAGGGTCAGCCTGCTACCGCCTCCCAGCCTGATCAGAGTTACGCTGCCGCCGCCGTCTCTAAGCCTGATACTGCGACAACCCCCAATCGGGCCTTGACTGTCGGAGATCTGCTCGACGCCGTTAATTGGGAAAAGCGTGCGTTCAGTACTGCCCCTTCTCCAGAGGGGAACGGAGTAAACCGCTCGAATGTAATAATGGGCGATGCGGAAGCAAATCGCAAGGCATTTAGTAGGAATGAATTAGGGACATCCTTAAAATCGGGTCCACTCGGTCGCACCGTGTCGGATCTGATCGGCCGCGGCAGTGTGGTGCTGCACGATACCGTAGGCTCCTTGCCTGGCAAGGATGCGCCGGCCAGCACGCGCGGCGTGACGATGCCGGATGGCACGATCCATCTTGTTGCGGCCAATCTGACGCCGGAAACGGCGCTTGGGACGCTGCTTCACGAGGCTTTCCACCAGGGCGGCGAGAAGCTGATCGGCACGGCTGCATGGTCCGATCTGATGAGCCGGCTCGACTCGCTGCACCGTCAGGCGCAGCAATCGAGCGGCCGGGCGCGCGAGTTCTACGACCAGGCGCGCGAACGTGTTGCAAGTGCGCAACAGCTAGGGGTAATTCCCGACGAAATCGCGCCGGAGGAGTTCGGCGCCTACACGGTTGAGCACTATGACCAGGCCCCGGGAGCGTTCCGCAAGTGGGTCGACGACGTAATCGGCGCGGTCAAAGCGTGGGTACTGCGCCGCTTCGGCAAGCAGCTCGGCGACGTCACGCCGGCCGAACTCCATTCGATCGCCGCCGCGGCGCTGCGCGACAACGCAGAGGCGGCCGAGGCACCGCGCTACTCGGTAGGCGGAAATGCGCCGGGCGCCTCCTCCGGCCCGGATCTCACGCCGCCGGAGCCGACGCGTTTCGAACGCCTGCAAGCCGCGGTGCAGGACAACATGAACCGCGTCAAAAAGGTGCAGGAGCGCATCAAGAAGCTGACCGGCGCCAATCTCGGCTACGACGACTACTACCGTGCTGAGACGATCCGGCCGGGGCGCATTGCCGCACGCCTCGAAGACGTCAAGACGAAGATGTTCGAGCCGCTGATGGCGGATCTCGCGAAATCCGGTCATAAGCCGGCGGAGCTCGAGGAACTGCTGCACGCGCAGCACGCGCAGGAACGCAACGAGCGCGTCGCGGAGATCAACAAGGACATGCCGGACGGTGGCTCGGGCATGACGACGGCCGACGCCAAGGCGATCCTCGCCAAGTACAGCGGCGCGACCGCGCTGCACGACATCGCTCAGAAGGCGCGCGACATCGCCCGCGCAACGCTTGATCTGAAGCTGGAATACGGCCTCATCACGCAGGAGGATCACGACGCACTATCGAAGGCGTACAAGAACTACGTGCCACTGAAGGGCGACGGCGAGTACGGCCCGAAGGTCAAGCGGGCAATGGGCCACGAGGAGCGTGACGAGCACATCCTTGAGAACATCGCGCGCGACTACGACCAAGCGGTCGTCGTCGGTGAGAAGAACCTCGCGCGGCAATCGCTGCTCGCGCTGATCGCGAACCACCCGGACCCGGATCTCTGGACGATCGGCGTGCCGCCGCGCGGCCGGTACGTCGCCGGCAAGGTCTACAACGTTGTCGATATGTCGAAAGCCGGCGGCGAGACGGTCGGTTCGTTCACGTCCCGCTCGCAAGTCAATGCGTTCCTCGAGGGCGCCGGGCCGGCGGCGATGAACTACCACGTGCTCGACTCGAACGGCGAGCGTGTTGCCGAATTCGTCAAGCCGCTCCAAGACAACGAGGTCATGGTGTACGTGAAGGGCGAGCCCGTGCGCATCCAGATCAACGACGAAGCACTCGCACGCCAAGTGCGCCCGCTCGACCAGGGGCGCATGCACCCGATCCTCGAAATGATGCGCGGCATGAACCGCTACCTGTCGAAGATCTACACGGGCTACAACCCCGCCTTCATCCTACGCAACACGGCGCGCGACGCGCTCACGGGCACGGTCAACATGGTCGGCAACGAGGGTGCGGGCGTCGCGGCGAAGGCTTGGACGAAGTACCCCGGCGCGGCCAAGGCGCTCGCGCAATGGGCTGCGACCGGCAACGCTCCGCGCGGCAAGATGGGCGACTACCTGAACGAATACAGGGCGCAGGGCGGCAAGACCGGCGCGTCGTGGATGAGCGATCTCGAGGAGCACGGCAAGTCGCTCACGCGCATGTACGACGACGCCTACGGTGCGAGCGGCTATCTGAAGGACGGTGAGAACCTGAAGGCGGCGCAAATCGCCGGCCGCAAGATCGTGCACGGCATGGCTCACGTCGTGGAAATCGGCAACACGGCGACGGAGAACGCGCTGCGGCTCGCGCTCTACGCCGAACTGCGCGATCGTGGCGCGAAGCCTGGCGTAGCCGCGCAGGCGGCCAAGAACGTGACTGTCGACTTCGACCGCAAGGGCACGATGACGGGCGCGCTCGGCGCGATCTACCTGTTCCTGAATCCCGCGATCCAAGGCACGGCGAACGCGCTGCGCACGGTTGCGAGTGGCAAGCACCGCGGGCAGGCACTCGTCGCGCTCGGGATGCTCGCGACGCTCGGCTTCTTCGCTGGCTCGAAGGGCATGGACGACGACAAGGATCGCTGGCTCGGCCAAGGCTGGGATACGCGCTCGAAGAACTTCATCCTCGGTATCGGCAACCACACGCTGAAGGTTCCTGTCTCGCAGGAGTTCTCGCCGGCCTACGCGGCGGGCGTGGCGATGGCCGAGGCGATGCGCGGCCAAAGCGCGATGACGTCGGCGGCCCGGATGGTATCGACGTTCCTCGACGCCTACTTCCCGGTCAATGGCGTCTACAGCCCTGACAGCGACAATCACTTGCTCGATGCGTTCCTGGCGAGCACGCCCACGGTCATCAAGCCGCTCGCCGAGACGGCCGCGAACCGGAACAGCTTCGGCAGCCCGATAGTGCCCGACAGCGAATCGATGAAAGCTCAGCCGGACAACCTGAAAATGTACCGCAGCACTAAGGGCTCGGTGTACGACACCCTTGCGCAAAGCATCGCGATGGCCGGCGAACTCGCGGGCGCCAACCGGTACGAGAACGACCTCACCAAAATCAGCCCGGAAACGCTCAAGTACATCTGGCGCACCTACGCGGGCGGCCTCGGGCAATTCGTCACGGATAGCATCGGCGCGGCCAACCTGGCGTCGCAAGCCCCCGGCTCGATGTCGAGCAACGACGTGCCGATTGCGAAGGACTTCTGGCAGGAGAACGACGTGCGGCCGATCCGCAGCCAGTTCTACAACGTCATGAACGACGCGAAGGACGCGCAAAACGAACTCATCGCAGCCAAGAAAGCGCGCGACGGCGACGCCATGCAGCAGATCATCGCGCGGCCCGGGCAGGCTGAGCTACTTGCGGCAAACAAGGTGTTCACGTCGACGAACAAGGCCGTCTCGGCGATCCGCGATCAGGAGGTAGCGGTGAATTCCGACCCGAAGCTGTCGATCGAACAGAAGAGGGAAGCAACAAAAACGCTCGAGGCCCAGGAGGAGCAACTCGAGCGCGGGGCGCTGAACGCGTTCAGCAAGTAAGGCGGATCGGTCGGGCTATCGTTGCCGCGCGAAGAGGGTGACGATAGCACCGACCGTCGCGGCACCGATCGCCACGACCGCGCCGTCGCCGAAGTATTTGACGGCCGCGTAGGTCGAGACCGCCGCCGCGCCGAATCCGACAACCGCCTTGATCGAGATCGGGCGCTCGTAGCCGACGTCTCCGTCCCGGCCGATCGTTCCGTTGGTGTCGTACATGGCAGTCTCCAAACACAAGGGCATATGCCGCGCATTGTAACGCAATTATCGGCGCCCGCGATCCTCTTCTTCGATGCGCCGCACGGCTTCCTGCACGCGGCGCAGCTTCTCTACCTCATTCGTGGCCGCCGCCGCAACTGCGTCGCGGATAAACGACGACTTTGAGTGGATGGCGCGATGCTCGATCAGGTAGTCGAGCTGGAGCATGAGCGGTTCGGGAAATGGGATATTGATGCCGATTTTCTTGGCCGGATCGCCCTTATTCCAAGGGGCTTCGTGCTCCTTCACGGTACTTGTCCTTGCTGATGTTGCTCGCCGCGCGCGCGGCTTTGTGGTTGCCATTCGTCTCTCCCAGCGGGGTTTAGCACTGTGCCGCACTATGCAGTGCTATACCCGCGATGATCGCACGCGATTCTGTTGTGTGATAGCGGTCAACCTCAATTTGTGGTTATCTTTCCGAACCTTGGTGCTACAATCGCACCAGTAAACGGGGAACGGGCCAATTCGGATGAACGAAGAGATCAGGCAGGCAGCGGAGGCGGCGAAAGATCCAACCTCCTATCCGCTCATCACATATGCCTGGGTCGTGGCGCTGGCCGCGTGGGGCGGTGCGGTGCGGTTCATCCGCAAGATCAAGGCTGGTGAGATGAGCCTCAAGCAAGCTGTCAAATCTCTCCTTGGTGAAGTCGTGGTGTCGGCGTTTGCAGGCGTGATGGCGTTCTACGCCGCGGACGCGACCGGAGTTTCTGGCATGTGGCTCCCGGTGATCGTCGGGATCGCCGGTCACATGGGCGGACGCTCCATCGAACTCATCGAAAACATCCTCATCAAGCGCTGGGCAAGCGGGAGCGAGCAATGACGGACTCATCAAAGACCCTTACCTCTGACGACTTCACCCGAGCCGCGACGGAGCTCGGCGTTCCGGTTGCGGCCATCCAGGCTGTAACCGACGTCGAGACGAGCGGATCTGGCTTCTTGTCTGACGGCGTGCGGCCGGAGATCCTGTTCGAGCGTCATGTCATGCTCAAGCGGCTCATCGCGCACGGGCTATCTCAGCAGGCCGAGCGCTACGCGAGCCAGCGCCCCGATATCGTCAATGCTACGCCCGGCGGTTACAAGGGCGGTGCAGCCGAATACGATCGCCTCGACGCGGCCGTGAACATCGATCGCACCAGCGCGCTCGAATCCTGCTCGTGGGGCGCATTCCAGATCATGGGCTACCACTGGAAGGATCTCGGCTATTCGTCCGTCCAAGACTTCGTGAATGCGATGTATCGCAGCGCGGGCGATCAGCTCGACGCGTTCGTGCGCTTCATCAAGGCGAACCCGAATCTTGCGCGAGCCCTCCGAAACAAGGATTGGGCCGGCTTCGCGGCTGGCTACAACGGACCCGGCTACCGGGCCAATCACTACGACGAGAAGATGGCCGCGGCCTACGCTCGTCACAGCCAGGAGGCGGCAGCATGAAAAAGGTCTTCATCGACGAGTGGACGAAAGCCCACAAGTACCTCACGGTGCAGCTTGCTGCGCTGCTCGGCATTGTGTCGGCGGCGTGGGATTACGTGCCGGCGGTGCGCGACTATCTCGATCCGGCGTGGTTGAAATACTTCGCCGTCGCGATGATCGTCGCGCGTGTCATCAAGCAACCTGGCGCGAAGAAAGATGATCCCGCCGCAAGTTAAGCTCATCGCGTCGCTCGTCGGCGCTGCGCTGCTCGTCGCGATCCTGTTCGGCGCCGGCTGGACGGTTCGCGGCTGGCGCGCGGACGCCGCAATCGAGCAGATCAAGGCAGAGGACGCGGCAACAGCGAAGCGTCTTTCGGATGCCGCCACTGAGGCATCGGAACAGGCACGTCAGACCGAGCGGCAATGGGTTCAGAAGGTATCGGATCTCGACGAGCAGCACGCCAAGGAGTTGAATGATGCAAAACAGGAAAACGATCGGCTTCGCGCTGCTGTCGACGCTGGCTCTGTGCGGCTGCGCGTCCACGCAAAGTGCGTTGCCGCCGCCGCCAGCAGTAGCGTGCCCGCTTCCGCCGCCGCCGCCAGCGTGGACGATGGAAGCACCGTCGAACTCGATGCAGGAGCTCGACAAGATTATTTCGCCCTCCGGGCCGGCATCGAGCACGACCAAAAACTGATTCTCGGGCTCCAGAGCTACGTGCGCGGCGTCTGCCTGGCACAGCACTAACAGTGTCTCCTCCCTCGCCTCCCCGGCGGGAACTTTGCCCGGCTTCGGCCGGGCTTTTTTTATCTATCGCTTCCCTCCCGCCCGCTCACCGCGCTCGATTTCGGCGATGGCCTGCAATTCGTCCAGCAGTTCCCAGCCTTTCTCGTAAGTGATGGCGCTCGGCTTTACCGGAACCTTTTTGAGCAACGATTGCAGCCTCGATAACGCCGCCCCGCTAACTGGCGATGCTGCCGCGCGGGCTGCAAGCCTATCTATCAAGTCGGCGGCATCTCTAAATATGGGCGAACTATTTAGGCGCAGCCGTACAACCATTCGCTTAGCCTCTTCGGCAAGCAAATAGGCGTCGGTAGCCACCCCTTTCTCGTCCCGCGCTGCTGCGGTCTGCTCGGCGGGGCAGTATCGCCCCTCGCGATGCTCCGACAATGCACGCCCGCACCGATCACAGCCTGTCCCGGTCGTTGTGTATGTGTGCGCTGCTGCGGGCGTCGGGGCGGCGTTGAGAAGCCAAGAAAGCGGCGAGCCTGCATCAGTTATCGCGTCCACGGCTTGGGCGGATGCGTCAGCAGTTCTCTCATGAGCAGGGATTTTGCTGAACGCCCACACAGCCGTAATCAACAGGCTGCGGGTTTTCTCCCACGCCGGAGGCTCCGCCTGCCCCGCGCTGGCGGTTATAACGCTCAACACGTCGTTTACGTTTTCAACGCTTGTGCGTCGCTGTGCTTCTCTCGGGAGCAGATTCCACACGAACGCAGCAGACATGCCCTCAGTTTTGTTCATTCTTACCCCCGTTGAGCGTGGAGAGAAGGGCGCGCAACTGGCGCAACTCGCGTTCTACGTGGCTGCGATGCACGAGCGGCTCGCCGGGTCCATTTTGGGTGCTCGCGCGCCGATACCTCCGTGAGCCGAGCCCAGTGTAGTAGAGCCTTGCGACGGTTGGGATTCGCGCCATGACTTCGTCAATATCGAACGGCTCACTCATTGCTGCCCCCGTTGTGCGCGGCGAGAAGGGCGCGTAGCTGCCGGACGAACTCCCCGCACCAAGCCTCATACGAGCAAGGTTTCTTGACGCCACTAGTAGCGCATGCAGCTTTCTGGTACAGATCGTAGCCCGCCGCATCACTCAACGTCGCCGCGTGCTGCTCGGGCTTTCCATACCGCGCGACCAAATCGGCAGACAGGACCGGATGCGTTTCGGCGCACGATGACGCGTAGGCGCGCAAAGCTGGCGCTGCGTGTTTGTCGTGCGCTAGGTCCAACACGAAGTATTCGCAGCCGTGGTGCTTTCTGCCAGGCGCGTCGCTGCCATCAACGCGGCGCACTTCGAACTTGCGGTATAGACCTTGCTCGGCGTTCGTTTTAGTAGCGTCGCGCTCGGGGAACGACGACTGCTGCTCCCCCTTCGGTTCGGCCGGTGCGGGGGCGGCATTGACGTAGATCGGCACGTCCCATGCGTTGTATTTCTCGTAGGAAATGCACAGTCCTTCGCCGGCGCGATGTCCCAGGGTGCGCTTCTTGAAATTGTCGATTGCGCCTGCTGTCGCCCACCCGAGCAATTCACCTCTCGGCGCTACAGCCGGTGCAGCGGGGGCGGCTCTCGTCTTCAATTCCTCGATTGCGTCGAGAATCGGCTCGGCGCCACCGTCTTCCGGGTCCAGGCCGAGTGCTTCATTGATCGCTCCGAGGTCCGCACACGCCGCATGAAACATCCGCGTCATCGACGCGAGTTCGTCGCTCGCCCCGGCTTGCGGCGGCTGTGGAGTGAGAGAGGACGCTACGCGCGATGCTTTCCAGAATGCCCACGGACCATTGGTAAATGGATTCCGGTAGTTGTCGAACTCGTCGCGTTCAAAATCTTTCAAACCCTGATTTTCTGCATACAGTTCGAACTCGTTGCGACCGTAGCTCTCCGCCACCCGCGCTATGTCCTGCGACCGCGAGAGGGCGGCTTCGGGTTCGTAAGTCTTTTCGAAGACGTCGGGCTTACAGGGATATCGCTCGCCGTTGACGCCGGTAATGATCCAGTCGCCCTCGGTTACTTCGAGTGCGCGGCCTTCGAGTGTGTCGATGGCATATCCAGTGCTCGACGCTGGATCTTTCACGATGCCGACTGGCCAACCCTGTTCGCTATTGAGCCAGAACTGTCGCGCCTCTACGACGACGGGCTTCTTACGATATTTGCTCGTTTCCACTCCTCTCTCCATGCGCGCACCATGCGCGTATGGTTATATTTTAGCATACTGTTTCGATTATGAAACCATGCGAAGAGAAGGAAGTGGAATTTCGTTCGGCGACAGGTCGATCTCCTCGGCCGCGCGCCATTCGCCCGTCTTGCGGTCGACGTGGATCATGCGCGTCGTGCCGCGCTTCGCGACCAGGAGCACGCCGATCGTCTTGTCGCGCGCCTGCGGATTGAAGCCCTTGTGGTAGATGACGATGCGCGAGAACGTGTCGGCGACGAGTTGCCGGGCTTTGATGCGCGCGTCGTAGTCGAGATCCTCGACACCCTTGACGAGTTCGGCCCACGCTTGCGCGGCGGCCGGCGGCGCGGCCGATTCCGCCGCGAGCTTGTGCTCGAGCACGTCGATCTCGTGCTTGTTGTGCCCAAGCTGCTCTTCGAGCTGGCGAAGGCGCTTGAGGAGCGCGGCCGGCGGTGCGTTGGTGTCGAGAAGCAGGGCGTTCGTTGCGCGCTCGATCTGCGCCTCGGCCTCGACCGCTCGCATCTTTGCCTTGGCGATCTGTGCGGAGATCGCCGCGGCGCCGCTGTCGCCTTCGAGTAGCCGGCTCAGATTGATCTGGTCGGAGCAGTAGTGCATGAGCGCACGCTCGACGGGTAGCGCCATGACGGTGCCGCGCACGGGGCATCCGCGCACGCTCCGGTAGGCATGGCACACTAGGCGCCGATGCCCGGGTTGCGGGCGCCCCTGGTCATCGCGCTTGCGCCCCATGAGGTTCTGAGCGAGCACGGTCGTCCCGCAGTATCCGCAGTAGGTGATGGCGATGCCGGTAACGATGCCGGGTATCTCTCCCTGGCCGGGCCGCCCCTTTCCTTTGCGGCCCTTACGCTGCTCGGCGACGTAGCGGATTTCGGCGAACTTCTCGGGCGACACGACCGCGGGATAGTACCCCTCGAGCCGGAACTCCTCGCCGTCGATCTCGCAGACCTTCTCGCCGATGAGCCCGCGGTTCGCGAACAGCTTGTAAAGGTGCGGCGCGCACGTTTTGCCGGCGTCGCTGATGGATATCCCCAGCTTTTCGAGTTCTCGGATCGTGCGCTCGGAACCGTAGCCGGCGAGGTACTTCTCGATGAGGAACCGCACGGCGTCGGCGCGCTCGGGGATCAGTTCGAACTTGCCATCGACTTCGCGCACCCACTGCGGATCGCGGCCGACGCGGATCGGCTTACGCCAGTGCCCGGCGATCCACCCCTGGCACTGCCGCCGGATCGCGGCCTTGACGCGCTTGCTCTTGGTGTCCGATTCCTCGTGCGCCCGGATCATGACGAGCAGGCTGTAGACGAGATCCATCGGCTGTGCCCGCAGGCGCTCGCGGTTATACTCACGGCCGTCGCTGGCGGTCACGACCGTGATGCCGGCGTTGACGATCTGGGCGAGTTGCGCCTGAGCCTGAATCGGCTCGGCCCGGCTCAACCGATCAAGCCCCTCGACGATGAGCACGGAACCCGGCGACACGTGGCCGTCCTCGACGGCGCGCAGGAATACGCCGAGGGCGCCGTTCGTGATATGGCGCTGGTGGTAGGCAGACAGCCCCTCGTCGCGCAGGGTGAGCGTGTCGTCGAGCACCATTCCGCGCTCGGCCGCCCACTTCCTGGCGTACTCTAGTTGCCGGTCGGCGCTCGATCCTGTAGCTTGCTTCGGATCGCTGAATCGTAAGTAGCTGTAAACTTTGGATTTTTTGGACACCTTGGAACCCTGATGACGTCTCGTATTCCTAGTATATCTTTTATAGCGCTCGGGTGCCCCTGAGCAATCGAAGATATACCGACGAGACGTATCGAGCGCCCAAAAAAAGAGCCGCCCGAAGGCGGCTTTTAAGACCATTGTGATGACGGACACATGATTTCGCCATCGCAACCATCATAACATTGTTATGCGCGTGGCGGAATGGCTTCAACCTCGTCGCCGAACTTGCTGGCGACGTAAGCGCGCATCGCAGCGACAAGCGGCTCGGTTTCGTGGAATTGCACCGTGCGCCTATGCGGACCTTTTCGGAAGATCGTCGACGTCCACATACCGGATTCGCCCCAGCCCGCATGAGGCCCACCGTGACGATGCACCGGACTCTCCGGCGGCGAGATCTGGATGCCTTCGCGCTGGATGATAGGCCAGCCGTCCACGGGATTCATGGACGGTTGGAATGCCCGGTATCTTGTGATCGGACCATCTTCGTCTTCGCTATCGAAAGGAACCATGACGAAGCCAGGCGCCATTTTTCGCAACGCGCACGGATGTTCAATTCCCTCGGCGCGCGCGACCCAATAGTCGAGCGCCGCGCCGTCAAGTTCGCCTACCTTCAGCGGTTCCATATCCCTCCCTGTGATTGAACCGTTACGCGTTGACCGGCTTCGCGAGCACTCGCAAATGGCCGGACCCTTTCAGGAACTCGCGATACGCCTTGATCGCGACATCCCACACTGCATCGGAGATCGACGCGCCCGATTCGATGACCTTGCCGTCCGCGTCGACGACCGCCAGGCGCGCCGGCCGCCCGTCGAGCGTTGCAACGCTCAAGCCTTCGAAGCTCACTGCACTGATCTCACACCGCTCGGGCCGCGCCGCATCCTTCTCGCCTGACTGACTGGCCCCGGTTTCCGTTCTGGAACTCATGCTTACCCCGCCACATTGGAATCAACGTGGTTAGATAATAGCACCGAATTTTGATGATGTAACCATAGCGTTATCGCTGGTCGGCCCATCCCCATTCGAGCCGCTCCGCATCTTTCACACGAAGCATCGCATTTAGGTCCATGCCCTTCCAAGAGAACGTATTGTCGTTTCCCGAACCGATATGGAGCCGCGCCATGAGACGCGCAGCAAGCTTCGTGTTCGAGCTTCCAGAATCGCGCACGCGGATGCTGATGTTGCCCGTTGAGCTCGTCCTGTGCGGATAGAAGATGAGGCGCACGCCCGGCGCGACGAAGCGAAATGCCTCGTAGTCGTGCGTGCTCCATGTAAGCTCGCCGCCGGCCTCGGCGAGAACGCGCCCAGCGATGGCGAACTCGCGTTTCGCCATCTTCTGGTACTTGCCGGCGTTCGGATCGCGGCTCATTGCGCAGCCTCGAGCGGAAGACGTCCATCTTCCCACGGCGGCATATCGTCGGCCGGCGCCTGGTCGACAGGAAGGCCCGCGGCAGCGGCGCGCGATCCGCCTGCTTGCGTCTTCGCCGCGACCGGCTCAGCCTGGCGCGCACGGTTCACGATGCCGGCCATGCGCGACGGCCGGCGCTGCTCCTGCTCGGCGCGCTGGTCGGTGACGGCTGGCGTTGCCGGCGCCGCGGGTGCAGCCGGCTCGGTCGGCGCCATGAGCGCATTCGCGTCGACGTCGCGCTGATTGAACGCCTCGAAGCCCATCGCTTCGTTGTCGTGCTCGATCACGCGCTCCAACCGCTCCGAACTCGTCGGCAGCAGCTTCGCGCCGCGCTTGATGACCGACTTGATCGCCGCCTGATCGTAGAACGTGCCCCACATGAGACCGTTCGGCTGCTTCGACTTGCTGCGCACCTTCTCGATGTCGCGGCTCCACATCACTTCGCGATGCACTTCGCCGTTTGTCAACCGCACGATCACGTAGGCCGCAATGATCTTGCCCGGGTCCTCATCGCCGCCATATGGCTCGTGAATGATGCGCGGATCGTCGCCGCGCGTAAACCGGAATAGATCGCGCTCGTACACGGCCGCTGCGTCGATATAGGCAACCTCGCCCGAGTTGCGCATCACCTTGATGATGCCCTTCACCATTGGGAGATACTGGACGGTCGGCACCCATCGCTCGACCCTCCGATTGCCCTCCTGCACTTCGATCTTGGTGTTGTAGATGTTCAGCACTGCTTCGCGACCGTCAGGGAACAGGCCATCCTGCGCCGCGCGCATGCACGCGTTCATGAGGCTGCGCCGATCCGCGTAGAGCAGTTCGGCGTTCATCTGGACGCTGGTAAGTACCGTCCGAATGAAGCGGTCGACGTCGATATCCGGCGGCAAGGCGTTCTTGATCTCTTGCCGGATGCCATTCGTGAGCTTCTGGCGGAACTCCATGTAAGGAGTAACTTTCGGCTCGTCGGGTTTTTGGTCGCTCATGGCTCTCTCTTGCTGCTTGTGTGGTGCGGCACCGCACCGTGCGATGCCGCTCGTTTCGCTAGGCCGCTTTCTGCTCGGTGATCCGAACATTCCTGAACGGTGCGACCGTCGCCTCAATGTGCGCCGCCGGGACCTTCGTTACGGTAATGGTCACGCGCTCGCTCGCGGCCCGGTCATAGGCGCGGAACGATTCCTTGTTCGTGCCGGCGGAGATCGAGAAGCCTGCGGCGCGCACCGTCTTGGCCGCGTCGATGATCGTCAGCAGTTCGGACACCGCAGCTTTCTTGCGGTCCTGCGCCGCCTTCTCCTCGGCGCCGGCCGCCTTGTATGCCTTGCACAGCTCATAGACGCGCGGATTGTCGGTCAGATCAAGCGAGCTACCGTCGTTCTCGACGTAGAGCCGTTTGATCGTGTCCGCATCCTTGGTGTAGTTCGGCTCCGGCGCAACGCCTGCGTCGATGCGCGCCCAAAAGTGCGCGACGCGCTCGCGGATCAGCGCGCCGAGCTCGACGTCCCGCTCGCGGATGACCGGCTTGGGCGTGTTGCCGCCGACGAGCGGGGCGATCAGCGACCAATTCAGATCGGCAACTTCAAGCTGGTGCTGCACTTGGAACTCGATATGCGGCGGCGCTTCGATCTCCTCGCCGTCCTCGATCCACGCCCGGCGGAATTGCAGACCGTCGACGTTCTTCACTTCCATGATGCCAGGCCCGTGCTTCTCGAACATCGCGCGCGCGGCGTTCGGCTCGTGGCCCTCGACCACGCCGACGATCTTGAAGTCGAACGACGAGCCCATGCGCAATTCGGGGATGCGCATGTAGACCTTGAACGGCTCGACGATCAGCCCGTAATCCTCGGCGATGCCGGCGGCGATCGCGCTCTCGAGCCGCGTTCCCCATTTCATGCGCTCGTTTTCCTCGAAGTCCTTTGTAAGCTGCCCCGTCTTGATGTGGTGCAACTCGAACTCAGTCACATACGGCGACGCCTCGAACAGCGCCGCGGCTTCCGTCGACGTCAGGTCCTTGGCGCGCATGGCGAGCCATTCGCGTTCGGTTTTGAAGGTGATCGTTTCACGGGTAAGCGACATAGTTTGCTCCTGTCTCACATGGTGTGGTGTGGTGCGACATGGTGCGTTCACCATCCGCAACCGATGCCTCCGCAATGGAAGCTCGATTGCATTGTAAGTGGAGCGGTTATAAAAGGCAACCAGGAAAACACGCGTCAGAAGCGGGAAACCAACAGCGGCGACACCCAATCGAGGAACACGTTCTCTTTCGAAAACGGCCCGGCTAGGTTGAATGTCCCGTCCCGATACCCGCGCTTTGGCGTCGCCACGACGAGCGGCCCGTCTTTGACCTTGCACACACTGAAGCGCCCGAAGGCGTTGTGTGGATCGACCTGTTCCGGGCAGAAAAAGACGAGCCAGGTGTCCATCCACGAAAGCGGGGTGTCGCTCGTGCGGAACTGGATCGCCACGCTCGAATCGGGTAGCTCGGCCGGCGCATCGGTACGCTCGATGACCTCCTTGGGGTGCATCGTTACGAGGCCGTCTTTGCCGACGAATCCGACGACGCTCACGCGCTTGCCTGATGCGGGCCGCACCTTCACGCCCGCAGCCGAGGCGATCTCCTGCATCGGCACGCCAAAGATCTGCGAAAGCTGAGCAGCCTCGTCCAACGACATGCGGCGCGCGCCGCTCAACGTTAGACTGAGCTGCGAATGTCCGAGCCCCAGCTTTTCGGCGAGACCGCGCAACGACATGTTGCGGCCTTCCATCAGGGTTAAAAAGTATTGCTTGTTTACATTTTTCATAAGGTTGTCGCTCTCTCTCCCAGGCGGCGGTCGCATTTTGCAATATTCCTTCGCTTTTGCAAACACACCTTGTTGACATAGTGGTTCGATAGTAGCACCATACAGCTAGGTCAACTTTGAAATGCGTTCGCTATGATACAGACAGAGAAAGACATCACGCCCGAAGTTGCCAAGCAGCTTCGCATCAAGTCATCCCTCACCCAGCGTGTCTTTTGGGAGAGCGTCGGAAGTAACCAGGCATCGGGCCATTGGTTCGAAGTCGGCAAGCGCAAAAACATCCCGCGCCCGATCCGCGCCCTGATCTTCTTGCGCTACGTCGCGGGGCTCGATTTCGACCTGAGCAATGCGCTTGACGCAGCCAGGGTCATCAAAATCGGGAAGGAGATCGCGGCAAAGCTCGAGGCTGCGCGCGCCGATGCGGCGGCGAAGGAAGCAACGCGCGTGGCGCAAGAAGCGGCCCGCAGGGCACAGCGCGTTACCGCGTAAAGATCACTGGCGGGTTGGCCGAGTGGTCTAAGGCAGCGATCTTGAAAATCGCCGATGGGAACCCCGTCCATCCGTTCGAATCGGATACCCGCCGCCAGTTGTGAACCCCCGTCGCGCATCGCGGCGGGGTTTTTTGATGCATCACATCCCAGGAGAGAGGAAATGGCAGGCCCGAAACCGTTCAATGATACCCTGGTGCAGTTACGCTTCGGCGAGTTGCACATGGAACTGACCGACGCGATCAACGAGGTTGTCACGAAGGTCGCGGCCACGCAGAAGGCCGGCAAGCTGACGCTGACGCTCGCGTTCAAGTCTGGCAAAGGCGGTCAGATCGAAATCGCCGACGAGCTCAAGGTCACGCTGCCGAAGGAGGAGAAGGGCAGCACGATCATGTTCGCGACGCCCGAGGGCAACCTTCAACGCACCGATCCGCGGCAGAAGACGTTCGAGGGCATCCGCACGGTCGACCAGGAATTGCAAGTGCGCAAGGCGGCGGCCGGCGGCGAGTAAGCCGCAGTCCGGTAGCACCACACTGCACCACATCAACCCACATCATTCAGGAAAGGTATGAACGAAGAGAACAATTTCGCCGAAGCGCTCGCCGCCGGCTCCGCACTCGCTAACGTTCGCGATGTCGAGGGCATGCCGTTCGTGGTTGTGCCCGAGGACTACCGGGTCCACGAACTCACCAGCGCGTTGCCGGCGCCGACGCGCCACAAGGGGACCGCAGAATTGCTCGACGCGGCGAGCTTCGTCGAGTACGTCGTCCAGTTCAAGGAAGGCGGCGTCACGCGTCTGTATTTCCGAACTGAGCCGAAGCCGCAGTTCGTGGCCGTACTCAATGACAGCGATGCCTCGAAACCGGCATGGGGCGATTTCCGCGCCATCTACAACGCGCCACTCTCGAAGGAGTGGGTCACGTGGACGGGCTCGGATGGCAAGCCGATGAACCAGGAGGAGTTCGCGCTGCACATCGAGCGAAACCTTCCCGACATCTATTCGCCGGCTGCGGCCGATATGCTCGAAATCGCTCAGACGTTTCAGGCGAAGAAGGGCGTCGACTTCGCGAGCGGCACGCGCCTCTCGAATGGTCAGGTGCAGTTCAAGTTCGAGGAGACGGTACAGGCAAAGGCCGGCGAGAAAGGGCAGTTCGAAGTGCCAGAGCAGATCGAGCTTGTGATCCCCGTCTTCGAAGGGTCGACGATCGGCGATCGCCTGGTCGCGAAGTTCCGGTATCGCATCGACGGCGGCAAGTTGCGCATGTGGTATGAACTCGATCGTCCGCACAAGGTGCTCGATGCGGCCGTCGCGGACCTGCGCAAGCAGATTGAAGAAGGCGTTGGCATTGCCGCACTGAAGGGCATTCCGCCGCAAGCCTAATAAGATACGCCCCCCGAGGGGGATGATCCGATGCGCTTGCCGGCCAGTGCATCGGGGACCCCGCGATTGGACCGGCACCTTCACGCATGCGATTGCCGAGGGCTGCACACCAAGTCTCGTGCAGGAGAGTGGACCGAAGAAGTGCCGTATCCATTCGGACGTTGGACCATGCGATCGCAGTCGTGAGGGTAACAACGCTGGCGACGCCTCTCGACGATGCGCAACACGC